TCAGGGGAATGCCCTATGGCGTTCTTGATCTCTATCTTGGGGCGTACCACGATCTTGCCTGATGCTCTGCGGTCACAGGTGACAAAAGGCATCACCTCTTTGACGGCGTCATAGGCTTTCTGCGTGAACACCAGTGATTGGTTCTCTATCAGGTCCTGCAGGTCAAGGTGCATCTCTGCCCTCATGTTGCCTGCGTTGGTGGCGGCATACTGTTTGGCCTTCACACGTTCCTTGGTGGGGCCTCCGCCGAAGTTGACACCGAGTACATTGACACCGCGCTGTGCCAGTGCCTCGATCAGCCATACACCATAACCCTGGTCAACACAGCAGAAGGAACACTGGTCACGGTGGTAGATACTGGCGATGTCATCGGCTATCTCGTTACCAGTCACGCCATCCACCCAGTTGTTCTTATTCATCTCCATCAGGGCATCTACTTCTGCCACCTCACCAAGGGATGACTCGCAGACATAGATCTTGTCCTTGCCTTTGTAGGCAGCATCAATGCCAAGGAAGCGGAAGGTGTTATGCCCCGGTGCTTCAATGACCTTGGGTGTGTCAAACATGGACTGGCCTGACTGCGGCAGTTCGCACAGCCAGTACCGTACACAGGTATCCATCTTCTTGGCGAAGTCGGTCTGCAATATATGCTCCGGTGTCCAACGACCTTCCTGAGCGGCAGTCAAAGCATCTGACCAGACGATCAGCGTACCCTTGGACGGGTTGGGATCTGTCAGCGCGTCATAGAAGGCCCCCGGCTGATGCGGGTTCGATATCATGACGAGCATCTGCTTTGTCCCATCCACCGAGGACAGTTCGCGTCTGCCAATCTCAGCCAGGGCGTTCTCGGATACCATGGCGGCCTCATCAATGATGTAGCCAGTACCGCGACCAACAGCCTTGTTGTGCGAAAGGTCACCGAATGTATCACCAAGGGTGAGCGCCTCGATGTACCCACCCCGGGCATAAGAAAGCCGCCCCTTACTCAGTGATGAGTCGAGACGGTCGATCTTCTTCATGGTCTCACCGACTATGGCTTCCTTGATGTCTGGTGTGGCATCACGTATCGCCTGTCTGGTGTAGGTCATGATGATATCGGTTGTAGCGGTGTTGGCGGCAGCCACGGACAGCTTCTTGCCCTTGTACGCCATCAGCGCCGCACAGTGTCCCAAAAGCCACGACTTACCATATTGGCTGCAGGTAACTGCCACAACGGTGTCATAGTCATCAGAGAACATGGCGCCTGCAAGCACGGCCTGCGTGTAGTAGGTCTTTACACCAAAAGCGGCGAACAGTTCTATAGCACCTTGTGCCGCCAGTCTGTCCGCCTCTTCCTTATCTACGTTTATCCGTTTATAGTGCAAAGGCATGTTCCCCATCATAGGGAAGCGCCCAAGCATCCATGGTCCTCGGTTGTTGTCGGAGTCCTTCAGTAACTCCTCTAACCTTCGCACAGATGCACCCGTGTTGCTTTCGGGATCTCTTTGTTGGCAGGTATCAGCCGATTCTCGTCTACAGACTGTCTGTATGTGTACCCTTCCTTTGTCATGGACTCCAGAATGTACTGGTCGGGTCTCATACCGTAATAGCTGATGTGTGCCGTCACAACGCCTTCAAAGCCAGTGATCTTATCCTTTGCCTTGTCTCCATAGTTCAGCCGCATTCTCTCTCCTCCTTATATATAGGAAACTACTCCTCGCCCTTTAACTGATCCTCGATCAGCTTCATCCTTTCCTCGTAGGTCAGCGAGACTCCACCGGACACAGTGTTTCTGATATTGTCCGTGTAGTCACCGGACATACGGTTCAGCATGTCAGCAGCGCGAAGACGGTTATCTGTCTTCTCGGTCTCGTCCAGGGCAATGCCAGTTAAGAACGCCTGCCGTGCCTGCCTGTCAAGGATGGCGCCTTCCTCCGCAGCTGCCTGCAGTTCCTTGATACGTGCCTGGATGTACGGGGCAGACGGTTTCGTTACTTCCATATGATAAGCGTCAGACCGCTGATTGGATCTCTTGCATTTCGTACTGTATCCCGCATTCCCCCATGCAGTGGCATAGTCAGCACCGTTCGCTCTCTCCTGACAGTACCTCTCCTGCATCTGCGTCAGTTTCTTTACTCTCGCTCTCGGCATATCAAAAACCTCAAACACCGGAGTAAAATTTTTCCGGTTTCCTGTTTTACATAATTAGTTTACATAATTTATTTTGGGATAAAAAAATAAGCAGAGGGTACATCCTCCGCCCACAGGCTTCCTTGGCTCCCTCTCGCTCGGCTCTTGCCTCGCTCTTGCCGTCCGCTCCGCTTCAGGTCCGCTTTCGCTTCCCTGTCGCTTCTCTTCCGGCGAAGCCTTATTTTGAATTTCCACGCTATCACTATAACATGGGTAGCTGGTACTTTATTCCGGGAGTTTTGAAAAATATAATATTTTTTGTAATTGTTAACATTTCTGTAATGGTTTCGTAGCGGAATCGTCATAAAAGCTCTGAGTCTGGATAATTGTGAGAGCGGCATCCGTATAGTTTCGGTTCGACGCCTCGAAGCAAACGCGATACAGTCCCTTTTCCTAGTATGTTGCCAGGGATTGTATGCATTGACTCCGGCGTCCTCCGGCGTGGCGTGGGCATGACGTGAGTGTGTAGGCGTGGGCGTTGACGTGGGCATGTATGCTCGTGAGCGGCTCTACTTTGACCATATACGGCCTGCATGGCGTTAGGGTATACCATTGTACCCTTGACGGCTTCCGGCTCTGTATGAGGCGTTTTGGGCGTCTCTGAAGCGTGGGCGTCTTTCCCTTCCTTCCCGTGGATGCGCGGCCTGTATTCACCTACTTGCCTACTGGGCGTATGGGTGACGTTGTAGGAGATTGTAAAGTGTTCCAGCGTATTGCTTTACAATCATAGTGTGAGGGTGTTTCTTCCATATAATGGCATAATGATATCATTGTACAACATGCACAACATGATGTCATTATATTTGTGCAACATTTTTATCATGACATCATTGACATTCTATGCATATCATGCTATCATTGCATCATCAAAACAAACACAACGAATGGGGACAACATCACAGGCTAAGCATTCACAGCCACTAAACCGAATGCAAGCACTTTGACAAGTAAATAAGACAAGACCGTATGTCAGGGCAGTCCTGCATCCGCGCATCTTAGAGTGTCGCTCGCAGGAACAAATAGAATGAGAACTTTCTAGGGCATACGGAATACTGGAAGCGTGTTTTTCCTCACGCACAGCGCAACGGCTTAGAAACATGGAAGCCGTGACACGGTTCGAATCCGGCGCTGTGCATCACGCGAAAGCGTGAACCGATATCACACACAAAAACGGGAGGAAAAATATCATGATGACAGAGAAAAAGTTCTTTGAGCAGTGGGGCGTAAAAATCTCTAATCATACAGGCAAAATGGAAGGGATTCGGTCTCTCAATACTTCAGTTGTACTTAATGCTATCTGTCAGGCACGCGCAAAGATGCACGAAAGCATCTGTTCAAAATGTTACGCGCGTAACCTTGTGGGATTTAGAAAGAGCCTACGCAAGGTATTGGAACGTAATCACGAAGTCCTGACAAGTGTCATTATTCCGGCGGAGGACTGGTTTGTAATCAATGACCGCCTGTTCCGTCTTGAGTCTTTCGGAGACTTGAACAACGTCATACAGGTTATCAACTACTTCAACTTCTGCTATAAAAATCCGAACACAGTGTTCGCGCTGTGGACAAAGAATCCCGAGTTCATCGCGGAAGCACTGGAAGCCGGATATGCAAAGCCGGATAACCTGATTATCATTCAGAGTTCTAAGCATCTGAATAAAGTTGACGCACCGCGTTTTGACTTCATTGACGGCGTGTTCACAGTGTACACAAAAGAGTACGCGAAAGAACACAACATCACAATCAACTGCGGTGCGCTTCATTGTCTGACTTGCCTGAAGTGCTACACGAAGCACGAAGGCGTGTTCTACATCAGCGAACTATTGAAATGACTCGCGATATCAGGTTAAAGCCTGTCACGCCGGATGCAATGTCCGGCTCGCGATTACAGGAAAACACACACAAAGGAGGAACGAATATGTACACAGGTACAGAGATCCAGACGCCACAAGACGCGGTCGCGTACGCGGAAGAACTGTATGTGAACGCTCGCAAGGAGATGAACAAGCGCCTGGAGTCTGCGGAAGTCGCGATTGACAAATGGTTCGAGACTCGCAAAAAAGGAGACCGCGCGAAAGCTTGCAACGCATGGCGGATGTATCTGAACGCGAAAAGTAACGAACACTACATGAAGGGATACCTTCAGGGAGTCCGCGATATGATGGACGCCATCTCACACTAATCCGGCGCGAGAGTTCGCGCAAAGGAAGGGTCACACCTTCCTGCCGGAGTCGCCGTTCATGGTCGAATGTTAGTAAGCCGTGGACGCGCATGGAACACGATATCACACACAAGGGGGAAACGCTATGAAGTACGAAATCATAGGCACGTCAGTCTTTGACATCCCGTATGAGGAGAACGATGACCTGCGGAACGCGCAGGACGAGAGACGCGCTGAGGAAATCGATGACGCGATACTGGACGCAATAGGTACGGGCGAGGCGGTCATCCGGCTGACATTCTGGGACGGCTGCCATGATGACACGCTCATGGACGGCAGTGACCGCTACATGGCATGGCGCGCCCTACAGGACGGTATCGAAGCACTCGCGATAAAGGAAGGTGTCGACATGGTCAGGTTCGAGAACGGGAATCTGGGATTGGTCGCGTACTACGGAAGGCACAAGTCGTATCTGGAATTTATCACGGACAAAGCGGAAGTCGCGCGTCTGAAAGAGACGTTCAGAGAGGAGGACGAGGAATGAAAATGATGGGGATACACGCCGGAAACATGACAGGCATCCGCTACTGGGACAACATGAACCCGTGGGTAGACTTCGTAGTCTACATTCCTGGGAATGACACGCAAGCCGTGAGGCGCGCTGCGAAAAAGGTTCGCCGGACGATGGACGCGTTCTGGAGCGGTGAAAGCAAGTTCGACACCTATGGGGACGCAATTGTGGACGCGTTCAAGCACACAGTCGCACTTATGATTTTCCACACGCCGGACGATTTCGAAACAGACGAGGAATTCGAGGACTGGGAAGCCGGATGGGAATGCATGATTGAAGAGACTGGGGTCGCGGTCACGCTTCAAGACTGAGGGACTGGCATGGCAAAGGAAGACAGAGAAACACTGGAAGACATCGCGTCCGAGATGGGCGCGAGTCGCGTCTCGGAAATGACGGACGCGGAACTGATTGATTACATCACGCACGAATAGGGGGAAAGAACTATGACAGACAGACAGTACAGAAACCGCATTCAGAAAATCAATGCACTGAACGAGGAAGTCAAGAGACTGAAAGCGCAGGTGACCGCGCTGCAGGATGAGATGAAGGACGCGCTCGGAGACACTGAGAAGTACACGACCGAGGACGGGTACAACATCTTCTGGCAGTGGAAGAAAGGCTCTGAGACCTGCGACACCGCGCGTCTGAAGAAGGAACGGCCGGACATCTACGCCGAGTATCTGAAGGTCGGAAATCCGACTCGCGCCTTCAGCATCACGAAACCGAAAACCGCATAGTCGAAACCGCCGGAAGGCGGTCTGCCAGAGATGACCTACTGGCACTGATGAGACAGGTCGCACAAGAGGAGGTATCACACATGAAAGTTACACTGCCGAAGGATTACAGGAAGCTGTTCACGCTCGAAGAGATGGACATCGCGCGAAAGATTATCCGCGATATGAAGGACGATGACTTTACTCCGGCAACGTACGCAGAAATCGCAATCGATCATTGGTTCGCGCATCACACTGCGGACGGCAGGGACACGGTGCTGACCGCGAAGGCGGAAATCAGCAAGAACCGCATGGCATGGAACGCGTATAGCGATGACTCGCGCCAGATGGATATCTGGGTGAGAGCGGTCGCGAAGACGTACGACGGGTATCTGGAAATCGGAGCGTACCTGACAGACATCTGGCAGATTGGTGGCGAGGAGGACTTCACAGACCGCATGTTCGCACAGTACTTCACGAGGTGTAAAGATGTGTAAGGCAGATGCGGACGCAAGAGTGAACTACAGACGGGAGACGCGGATGCGGAGCGTCTGCTCTCCCACTCTCAAATACACGAGGAGGATTTATGAAAGCTTTGATTATCGGACTAATCGCGGTCACGGCATTAAGACCGCAACCCGCAGATAAACACGATGGCGTATACAGTGTCTGGGCGGAGCCCGGACTGCACTTGGTTATGGACGATAATGGGACCCCAGACGACTACAGCGACGACTGGGTGATCGATTTTGAAGACAACCGCGATGTGAAAGTCGCGGTCATGGATTAAGGAGGACACCATGGGAAAAGCGGTAAATGAGTTCAAGGTCGGTGACGGCATCAGCCTTTACGGCTGGACTGGAACGGTTGTTGAGATTGACAAACAGGAACGTGACGGTCACCCATGCACGTACCTGAAGGTCGAGTTTGATGAGCCGGACGAAGTCGGGTATCAGTACCACGGCGGTTGGTATGGCGGACTCGATGGTGTTGTCGCATACGGATACTTTAAGAGATAGGAGGACGACATGACACTGAGAATAAGCGAGGATTACATCGGACTGCGGTACACCTGCTCCATGAATGACTGGATTGACTTCACGGTCATCGCGCCGAAGAGTCTGCAGACAGACGTTGAGAACACAATCCGCGAAGTGATGGATGACTTCTGGGAACGCGACAACGCCATGGGATACGGTGACCTGTTGGAGTACGCACTGCCCGGAGAGACCATCATCTACCACGATGACGAGGAAGACGAGGACGCAGAGTATGACGCACTGCTCGAGAACATCGAGTGGAAGTGGGTCGGCTGAGAGGAGGACGACATGAACGATTTGTACAGCTACGGACTGATCCGCGAGGTAATCGAAGAACGCATCAACGATATCATGGCAGAGTTTCAGAGAGACCACGGCATTGAAAACGGAGACATCCCTCCTATCATCGGTTACAAATGGGAGTCTGCTCTCTCCGCTCTCGCAGAAGTCGTAAAAGAAGCCATGGACTGGCAGGAAGAAAACAAGACCGCCGGAACGGTCGCAGAATAATAAGGAGGATAACATGGGATACGAAAGCAAAATCTATATCGTGAGAAAGAGTGAGTACTTCGACTGGAACGAGGTCATCGCAACATTCGACCTCTGCAAGATGGGATTCGAAATGTACAACGGCAGAACGTTCCGCAGTCTGTTCACCCTCCCGCTCGGCGGGGATATGTACGGGGATGACGGCAACACGCCAATCACAGAGGACTGCTACGGCGATGAGGTGCAGGGTGCGGAAGTCGCGGATGTCCTGAAATGGATAAAGAAGTTCAACAAGAAGAACGACTACTGGAGAGCCGAGGTGTTCGAGTCGCTCCTGGAGTCGCTCGCAAGCCACGAAGATAACCTGTATTGCTACCACTACGGATACTAAGAGGAGGAACGGATATGAAGATGAGACCGCAGACGCAGAGACCGATAAACGAATACATCAATGACCTGTTCGCGATGTTCATGCATGACCACGGCATCGAGGACGGAGACCTTCCGTCTCACCTCGACAGGGAGATTGAGGAAGCTGCGGAAGCGCTCCGAGAAGTACTGGTCAGAGCGCATAACTGGTGTGCTTCCCATCCGAAAGACCACGAGTTCGTCTGCTCGTTCATGACGCGAGACGGCATGGTCGAGATACTGAGGTGGGGTCGCGATGACTACTCTGCCGAGTTCCATGACGCAGATTACTCGGTCAGGGGTTCGTTCGAAGATGTTATCAGAGAGATTGAATTTTAAGGAGGATGCCATGACAAAGTTAGAAAAGATTGCAAATGAGTTTGCTGATATGTTTGATGACTTTCTGGAAGAACGGGATGTCCGCATCCCCTCTTCCGAGGAAGAGAAAGCCGAGGATAGTGACAACGAGAACGGCGCGAGGATCTACGGTCAGGACTGGGGCGTCCTCACAGACAAGCTGACGAACATGCTTGATGATTTCCTCATCGGGTTCGCGAATGCCGTCATCCGCAGGGTCGAGGAAATGGATGTGGTCGCGTGTGATGAGCATGCACAGGCAGTGTTCGTGACAGATGTCCTGAAGGAAGTCGAAGAAGCGCGTGATGATTACGCATGGCTGAACGCAGATTAAGGAGGGCGTTATGTATCGCATATGGATGGAGATGACAATCGATGGCAATGTCGAACACAGTGTATCGGCACAGCAGTATGTGCGGAAGGGAAACGCGGAGCGAGTAGCAAGACGTGACTCTGCGAGACTCACCCTTCACGGAATGCCAACAACCTACACGGTATCCGAGAAGAATCCGTGGAAGGGAGACGCATGAAGCCGATACTGATACTTCTGGTCTGCATCTCTCTCATCAGGCCGGAGAACCACATGGAGATATGGCACACATGGAACGATACGCAAACCGCGATTGAGGAGGTAACGGAATGAACTACATGGTCACAGATACAGGCGTGGTCTTCACGAAAGACGAACTGCGTCAGTGCTTTGAACAATTCAAAGATGAAGCAAAGGAAAAGAGAAGCTTCGATGACTGGTTTGACGACATGCTCATGGAAGGAATTTATGGGACTGGCGGTCTGGTCGAGACCGAGAAAGGGGCTGACTGATGATTACAAAAGAAGAAGCAAAGGCGTGGATCGATCGCATAGCTGACGCCAGACTGGCGTATGCAGAACCGTTAAGGTATGGGGAGTGCAGTTATGACTGCATTCGAACATACGAACCTTTCTATGAAAACAGAGTCCCGGTCCACGGTCTCGAGGTACTTATCGAGGCGCTCGGTCTTCCTGTCAGGCGCGTGTACTCCGAGTGCAAAGACGCAGACGAAGTTGTCCTCGAATACAAAGGTCTTCTGTTTACAGACTATGCTTACCCAAAACTCATTGGCAAAGCCAAGTAGGCAAGTCACGATTACACTATCACACACAGCACGACTCCCCCAGTCGTAAGTAAAATGAAAGGAGGCCATCATGGCAAGAACACGCAAACAGGTTCGCAAGGGCGATCGTATCTACTGGGCAGGAAAGATGTTTGAAGTAGCACATGTTATCTACTATGACTACGCTTGTGGTATCTGGGAAGTCGAGTTTATTGATACCAACGGATACCGCAGGATCTGGAATCAAGAGTCCGATGGTGGCGTCCTGGTCACCAAAAACAGACTGGCGATTAACTGCTTCGGCGATGACGTTACTGACCTGTTCGTGAAATACGGACAGCCGTTATAAGGAGGTATACTATGAAGAAACTGAGCGAATGCATTCTGATTGATATGGCATCCCTGAGTCGCGTACTAAAAGATTCCGACACTGTAATCTGGGGTATTGATGGCGAGTACGCCTACATCTCCGACACGCACATGGCAGTGAAGGTACGCATCCCCGGATACGAACCACCAAAGGCACTGAGGTTGCGCTTCCTCGGTATGAACATTCCGCAGGGTGGAGCATTGCGAAGCATCAAGCGCAAGAAGGGATATGATGTGGACATCATCTCTCTCGATGGTATGAAACGCATCCTGGACACGGAAACAGAGATTCCGGTCGATGATACACGCACCATGTATGAGACAGAGTCTGATCACATCGTCCGTGCCATGTATGTAGAAGAGCCGCCACGAAAGTCCTACATCTTTCTGGATATGATGTATCTGGAATGTATCAACAAGGACAGCGTGATCAGAGCGGTGAAGCCGGAGCGCACATCCCCTGTCGCATTCAGCCGAGGTGATGAAGTCGCATTTGTGTTGCCTGTCAACATGCATACACCTGCATTTCTGGTGCATGTGAACTGATGTTCTGGATTGAAGAAACGAAAGGAGGAATGATATTATGATTGCATCATCTTTATCCAAGGGGAAAATGAACATGCCTACATCTGACGCAAAACAAAGAGCAGTCGCAAAATACAACAAAGCGAAGTATGAACAGGTTGTCGTTCGCGCACCAAAAGGATACCGCGACTCTGTTGTCCGCACCGCTGCAGAAATTGACGGTGTGTCAATGAATGAATACATACTGTCTGCGGTGGCTGAAAAAATCATGCGTGACCACCCTGAAATAGACGGCGCTGACGCTTGGAAGGTATCCCTACGTTAACCACAATTATAATTTATACTCCCCTCGTTAAAGAGAGGCGTCCGTATGGATGCCTCTCTTTTAGTGCGCTCATCCATGAGTCGCAATTCTATCATAACTTGTCTGCACTCATTACAGGTTCGTAGTCTCTTATCGGGTGGTGACGGCAGAACGTGTTCAAATATTCCACCACTTCTTCCAGTCCCTTCCTATCCTGAAACAGTTTGCGAACGCCCATGGCATCAGGATCCAGCCACCAAGCTATCACCGCTTCCGCGAAAGCAATAGGTGTCACCATCACCTCACCATCTCTTAACTGTGCTTCTATTTTCATTCCAACAACACCACCTTCAACTCCTGAGCCAACAGCGCTGCCCCGCGTATCATAGACACTGCCTTGAGTAACTCTTCCTGCCCATTGTGCATATCATGTTCTTTGCGGAAGTCCAGTTCCTGCATTGCCATTCCAACAACACGCAGTACGTTGTGATCTATGCATCCTTCATCTATCTTCATTGGTTTCCTCCTCCGGCCAGGCATACTCAGCGAATGGATTGTCGATAAACTTCACCCTGTTCGCCTCTATAAGTTCCATTCTGCCGTCTTGCCGTTCGATAAGTGCGTACATCACGGTCTGTAACTTGTGCTTGAAACCGTATTTGGCAGGTATCTCCTCGTCCCTCTTCCGTTTCACCCAACAATGCCACAGACCCTTAGACCACTTCTCTTCTCTCTCGTCTCCGTCAAAAGGGCCACCGGATAAGAACTCGAATATCATGCACGGTCGCACTTCCTTGCGTATTGTTATATCTCCTCTTGCCATATCACTCCTCCTGTTTTAATCCATCGCTCTCTTCGGGCAGGCAGCCGGAGTGTAATTATACCTGACTCTATCACGGCTCACTTTCAACGTCCCGAAATGAATCCCACAGTCCCACTCACCGTCCGGTTTTTTGATGGCACAGTCGCACTCATCGCATGATGGCATTGTGCGCATACGTTTATTCCACGCATCAACAGCTTCCGTTATTGTGCCGTAGTAACCGGAAGCAGAACCACATCCTTTCTTCTCACCCACCACATACGGACACAGCACCTGATACTGATCATCGCACGGTATCTCCCCACGCTCCTTGACCACTATGGCTTCACCGCCACAGAACGGACAGTATTTAATTCTCATACTCTTCCTCCTTCTTCCACCTTCTCCTCTCCCTCTTCTTGGCTATTTTCTTATCAGCCTTCTTGGCTTTGCTCCACTGATTCCTTCTGTTTGCCCAACAGGTACAGTAGTGTTCAAAGTCATCGAGAAATCTGTCTTTGAGACCACGGTATATGTCCTGTCGTTTCATTCCTTCTTCCTTTCCCCACGATAACAGGAGTTGTTATCGTCCACCGACAGGCCATTAAGCGAACACACGAGCCTGTCAAGAAGCTCGTCCACGAGGTAATAGTCTCCCCAGAATTCTCTGAACGTTCTGCTGTGTACGCACTCACAGCACCGAACAACTTCCTTCAGCGGACATTTCTCCAAGCGTCTTTCTGCGAAACTGTCCCAGTCAAACTTATCGCCTGAGACAGGGCAGTAGAGCGTATCGCAGTTACAGAAACACTCCTGACAGTTCTTCGGCATCTGCATATCTATCAGTATCATCACATAATCCTTTCCGCCACTCGCCAGTACACCTGCCGTCTGAGGTCAGAGTACTTATCCTTGTCACACGGTATCCCCTTCTTTGCCTTTAGGTAAGCGTAGGTAACGTGGCGATGTGTCACGCCTTCCAGGAGCCAGTCGTAGTAGAACGGATCAGTGTCGATGATGGCATCCCTGATGATGTCCAACTTCCGCTGTATCGCCATCCTTTTCATGGCTTCCCTCTCTGTCGGGTTACCCATGTCTGTACCCCTTGGCATACCGTCCTGTTCATGGGAGTGCATACCATCCAAGTCTTCCAGTTTCCTTTCGAAGTCGTGGTAGGCATAGCAGAAGTCCACAGCCAGACGGTAGGTATCGTATGGCAAGTACCACTTGCTCCCTGGTTTCGGCGCTCGGTTATGACTCATAACTCCCCTTTCTTCATCAGCTTGTAACGATAGAACGTAGCCATGGCTCTGGCTTCCGGCAGGCTTCCTGCATCGAAGCGTATGACCACGCTGTTGTCCCTGTATATAACCCCGTTGTCAGCTACGTGGTACGCAGGAGCGCACCGCATGATGTGGTTATCGCCCCTGCTTATCTCTACTCTGTACTGCACTCCTCGTCATCCCCTTCGTCCTTCGGCAGATAGGTTATGCTTGTTCCGTATTCTCCGATGTGGATGCTCACAGATCCACCCATGCCGTCCGCTCTTTTCACCGTCTCCTGCACGAATGCGAGTATTGCAGCCTCGCTTGGAACACCCACCTGTGCTTTTCTCACGGATGCCCTTGCCAGTGTGACTATGCACTCCACAGCTGAGACACAGACCACTATGACCAGTACCAGTATCTGTATGAATGTCATCCCATCGCCTCCTTCAGCAGATCTTCGAACCTTTTTTCACATGCCCTGATTACGCCGAGAGCCTCTCTGAGGTCTTTGTCGCCTTCAGCTAAGGATTTCCTCGTGTAGTCGTCCAGAGCCGCCTGGATCGCCTTCTGGACGGTGTAGTGATAGGATATCGGCTTGAGGTCTGGCGTACCCGTCTTCTTGTCCACCCTTCCAGTATCCTTGGCAAGCATGTAATCCATCGCTCCCGGCTGTATCACATAGTTCTCAATCAGTCTTATCATTGCTACCACCTTCCGTATGCTTTTGCAGCTATCAGTATCATCAGTGCAAACACCGCACCTGTCAGCACATATACATCCTCTTCTCTCCTGTACAGGAGCGTCACGGGAGTTTCCACGGCGATCATGAGGACGGTCAGGATAAGCAATAGTATCATGGCTCTGCCTCGTCTTCCGTCAGCTTATCCGCTATGACCGCAAGCGATAACGCTATCTGCGACAACAGAGGAAGCATATAAAGTTCTGGCTTTTTCACATCGCCAATAAAAGCGGTTTTCGTTTCTTCTATCGTTCCCCATGTATCTTTTACTCTGCTCATTCCTTCTCCGCTCCTTCCATCTCACATAGAAACGCTATGTTGCAAGCCAGATGCGACAGGTGCGGAAGTCCAGACTCTGTGTCTACTCCATGCGGATCATCCAGATATGCCATGAAGTGACGGAATGCCGCATCCCTATAGCGTTCGACTTCAACCTTTTTCCAGTTTTCAGAATCGCCATACTTATCTGTGCCATACTTTCTGACCTTTGCAATCTCATAGAGGATTCTTCTCGGCACAAGCGTAAGCTGTGGCTTTCCCGCATCTGCCTTTGCTGTCTGGTCAATCATTGCTATTCTCCCTCCCGTCTGTTCCATGCTTCGACTGCTTCAACGTATGGTCTATTGGTAAATTTTGCCTTAAACGCAAATGTTGTTTTGCATTGTAAACACTTGTTATACATCGTCACAACTTTCGTCTTATTGTTAGCGCTTCCTGATGTGTTTACTATTTCACCCCCCACAAAAAGGGCATGGTTTCAGTTCACTCATGATCGTTCTCCCTTCCACGGTTCAGCCAGATGGCAATACCCGTCTTTTAGCAATGCGTAATGCTCTTGTATCGGACAACGTGTCCGACCGTCTGGATACAGACCACCATTGTCTGCGTTTCTGGCACAGTTACTGCACGTTATCCACTGTTGTGCGGTCTTCTCGTGCTTATACCCAAGTGCTGTTACCATACCAAGTAGTTCCATTTTGTAGTCTTGACTAATATCCATGTCTGCGACTCTGCAGTTAAAGTATGAGATCATCTCATCGAAACTACGTTCTTTCATTGTCTTCTCCTTCCTGCACCATCCTTGCACCGCAGTTTGGACAGAAGTTAAATTTGTTCGCCCAATTATCACATGACGCATATCCGCACACCGAACAATGCCAACAAAGGTCTGCATACACATTCGGTCTGGAGTAGTGGCGTTCCCACTTTCCCGTCTTGCGCTCTTCGATGGTAGGCATGGAATCTATATCTGCCGTGTGTATCAGACCACCACGCTTGCCAAATGCTTTCTTTTTCAATTCGTCAGCATCTATCGCCCTCATCGGTTCTCCTTTTCCCATAACTGCAATAATCACGCTCACAAATTGTTATGCCTAAGTAATGACAATAATCAATTTTCTTGTCCTTGTGCGTACATTCGCCACACCGTATAATCTCTGGCTGTGCAGATGGCAATGAATTAATAACATCAAACACACTTGTCACCATCCCATCCCACTTGTGCGTAAACGCATCAATCGCCACCTGTCTGCTTATCGTATCATCCATCATTATCCCTTTCTGCCCAAGCGCAATAATCATCGTCATTCCTACCCCATCCAACAACAGGACAATCATTATCATGCAAATGTCGGCATTCACCACACCTTATAATGTCAGACTGTGCGGATGGAAATCGGTTTTCATCCATAATGGCATCAGCAAGGTGTTCGTGTCCCATGTTGCAGAGCCATGCATATACTCCATGTCTGCTGATAGTGTCACCCTGATTTGCAAAGTCTCTTTGCTTATTCGTTTGCTTATTTGTTTGTCCACTTTGCTTATTCATACTTTGCATCCTCTATCCCTGTATGTGTGATTTACGGTTACCCTTATCTGCCTGTATGGTCCTGCCTTGAATGCTGTGCAGTTCTCTGCTTTGCACGGTCTCCTGTGTCCTGCCCAGAACATGTACTCGCAGTAGACCTGGCTCTTTCGGTGTGCATGGTCGAAGTACCCACGGTATATGCATTTACTGCACTTCTCTTTTGGTTTTCCACGCCGTTCCCGCTGTGCGTCCTTCTTGAACGTGGTGCCTTCCGGGGCCGTGAGTGCAGCCAATGGTTCCGCACCGTTCTTCAGCCTGTCCCGTGTCCTCTCTGCACTTACTCCGTATATCTTGCTCCATTCCTGTAGTGTCTTTGTCTCACCGTCTATGGTGAGCATTGTCCTATGCCCTCTCATGTGTGTGTGCCTTTCTGTGCTTCTGCCCCTGCCACCGCTCAGGGGCATCTGCTAAGTGGTGTATACTCAATCACTAAAGGAGAATTATTTTTTTGAAGGATGAAGTTGTTTATTTGTTATGCGGTGGTGTTGGGGAAACTATTTGTAGTAGTGTTCGAACTCCTTTTCTTTCTTTCTCTGATGTTTGCGGTACTTCTCTCTGTTCTTCCGTATCTCCCGGACCTCAGCGGTCTGTGCCTTCTTAGCTTCCCGTCTGGCTTTCTTCTCTGCCTTGGCATCCTCGGCCACCTTCTCCCTGTGTCGGATCATGTTGTCCCTCTCCTCTTTGATGGACTCCATGTACCTGTCTATAGCATCACGGTGAGCGTCATTCCACTCGGTAATCTCTTTCTCCAGTTGGTCAGCTGCTTCGTCCTCACCCTTGGCATAGGCCACGCTGAAGTCTACCAGTCTGTCGAAGCCTATGGTCTGGAAGTAGAGGTACAGTTCTGTCATCCTGATATTCTCCTGGATGATGCGAAACACATGGCGGCACCTGTTCTTCAGATTTCTTATGTCCCGTTCGAAATCCTTCTCCCACTCCTCTGTAACTGCGTACTGCTTCAGCTGTAGCTTGACTGCCTGAATGTACTTCTTCTGCTTCATGCCCGACACGAACATGGCGTAGCATTCTTTCATGTTCAGTCTTGTGATGAGGAAGTGCAGGATGATGAGGTTTCTGCCGAACTCCTTTTCAATCTGCTTGTACTGGAGGAAGAATTTCTCGGCCCGTCTGTTCATTCCTTCCGGTCTGTCTTTGGTGTCCATCCAGATGTTGACGGCGTCATTCAGGTATCTCATCGGCCTGTACTCCCGAAACCGTTGTCTCCTCGGTCACCGCCCTGTATCTCATCCACTATCTCTACTGGCTCGTAGTAGACCGGGACGATGACAAGCTGAGATATCTTGTCTCCGGCTCTGACCTTGTAGTGGGTATCGCCATGGTTATAGAGTTTCACCAGTACCTCTCCCGCATAATTTTCGTCGATCAATCCTGTACTGGTGATGTCGTTCATGACGTTCAGACCGCTCTTGGATATCAGGATGCCTGCAGTTCCATTCGGCAGTTCCACATGGACACCCGTTCGGAATGTCTCAGAACTCCGTGGAAAGATGGTCTTTGTCTCCATCGACCGGATATCCAGACCCGCATCTGTGTAGTGCGCTCTTACTGGCTCATATGCTCCTTCATCAAGCTTTACTCTCATCTGGAAACCTCCTCCTTGTTACCGCCATCGGAAACTCCTCTATCTCGCTCGCCCATATTGCTGTTCCCGGCCCGTTGCATCTCTCCCAACACAGAGGGAACATCCCCAGTCCGTCAAACAGTGATCCGAGCGTTGCTGGCCTTTCGTACTGTGCGGATATTCTTCTCAGGATGTAGAACCAGAACGGCGTAGCAAGAGAATTACCTATCGCCTTGTATCTCGGTGCATCGGTACACTTGTGCTTCTTGCCGTTGCTGTCCTCCCAGTCACCGATGTCCGTCCATCCGTCCGGCATTCCCTGTAATCTTTCTGTCTCTAACGGTGTCAGTCTTCTCACGTCACTCATGTCTCCACCCCCCCTCAAAATCAGGTCGGTTGCATCCTTGTAGTCTCTGCTTTTGACTGACGATGCCGTCTCGCTCTCCTTGTAAACTCCGAATGCTTGAAATGCAAAGTTCATTCTCCCCTCCAAACTGCATTAACCTGGTTGCCTCCCGTCCCCATCCGCTGCGTCAATGTTGGGCTTACCCCCCCATATACCACAGTGTTCTTTGTCGATGTCATCTCTATCATCACTGGCTCGGAAGACTTTCTGGATGTTGAGGGTGGACAATGCTCCGACTCGCTCGTTCTGGATGAGTATTCCTTTACCCCCCCAGGCTTTCCGGCACGTTCTTGGAAGCTGATTGCCTCTCCAAGGCTGCCTTCAGTTTTGGTGGCAGTTCTTTCCCTCGGCGCTCTGCTCTCTTCAGGATTCCAAGACAGGCCTTTGCGCTCAAAGAGTACTTCTGCGGCACATCGTCCTCCAAAGTCTGCGACAAGAGCGATGCGTTTTCTTCTCTGGGCGACTCCCCAAAACTGTGCGTCGTGTAGTCTCCAAGCAACGCTCCATGTTCCCAGTTCATCGTAGAGGCATCCGCTGTGCGGCCATCTCCCCGCACGAGGCAGAGGCACAACGGGGGCGTCTGGCTCTGCGATCCTGACGATTTCCGTGAGGACTGTCTGGAAGTCTTTTCCCTTGTTGGAACTGAATGCTCCGGGAACATTCTCCCACACCATAAATCTGGGTCGAATAAGGTAACCTGTCCTTCCATCTGCTCTATCCCTCTCTCTCATCTCTCGGACTATCCGTATCTGTTCCAGAAACAGTCCGCTTCTTTCTCCGGCAAGTCCGTCCCTGTTGCCCTTGGCGATGCTTAGATCCTGGCACGGACTCCCACCTGTGATGACATCCACTATCGGCAGTGTGTAACCGCTCAGTTCTTTGATGTCTCCGTAGTGTTGCACTTACCTCTCCTCTTCCTTCCTGACAGTATCTGTCTCAACCCTGTCACCTGTACCACGTTGTCAGTGGCGGCCATCAGTGTCTCTATTGTCATCACAACCACTCTGTTCTTGGTCAGGACGATGTTTCCGTCTGGTGGTGGCAGGATGCTGTCATCTGTTTCTGTCAGTGTTATTTCTCTCATCATGCACCCCCTGCCAGCAGCTGTCTCACCAGTGCATCGTTCTGTTCCTTCGCCGAGCCTGTCCGTCCGATGGTCTGGTTTATCTTGTCGATGCTCTTCGATGTCCCGGACCGTGCCTTCGGCATCTTCTGGTTCAGATAGCTTTCAAAGTGCTTGGCACAGAACAGTGTCTCCGGTCTGAGGTACTGCTCCTGATCAGTGCCGAGCCACTCGGCAGACTTCACATCGATCACCTTCTTGAAGTCATCAGTGGTATGTCCTTCTGCCATCCGCGCCTTTATCAGGGAGACCGTGTTCCTGGAGGAAGCCTTGTAATTGCTGTGGGTCTTCTCGTTCAAGTAGTTGACAATCTCTCTGGAAGCCACCATCAGCGGTTCGGCTTTAGCCGGACTTTCTTTTTCTTGTATTTCTTTTTCTTTAATATCTTTATTTTCTTTTCTTTTATTTTTATTTCTTTTTATTTCTCCCCGATCGTTATCGTTCGTTGACGTTCCTTCACAATCGTTAACGATCGTTTTCGAACGATTCTGTGCATTCTTCTTGCACCGCTCCTCATACTTTTCATCGTTCTCGATGACGATCGATGCCATCATATTGAAGACGGCTGACAGCATCGGATCGCTGATTGCCACATCCTTACCTTCGTGGCAAAGGAACAGCGCTTTGATAAGTTTCCCGGCATTCTCGTCTGGCATACTCTGGAACATTATTCCCCATTCGTTATTGAGCATCATCTTACTCTTTGCCATCTCCTATTCCTCTTTCGTATAACTTCATCCAATCGTCTAACCGCATCGTTACCAGAATGTCTGCGTTGTTCTTTTTGTGGAAAACAGTTGGAAGTCCATCTTGCCCCGCTTCTGCGTCTCTGACCGCCTGGGCCATCCAATCGTATAACCGCATTGCTTCGCAGTGTTTTGCTTCCGCATGTATGTGCGGGATTCCGACAACGTCAGCAGCATCTCCGGTCTTTCCGCAAAATTGAGCGGATCGTCTCGCATCATAACCTCTCTCCTTGAAGTAGTTGGCAAGCTGTCTCTCGAAGCGCTTACCTTTTTCACGCGACATCTTTCCCATCATCCACCAACCTGTATCTCTTGAAGCGCTTGCCTGTATCCGGGTTCTCATCCCATGTATCTGCGATCACATATCCCATGGCTCTCAGGTCACTCAACCGTCTCTGGAGAGATACGATACCGAACTGCCGAAAGGCGTCCATGCTCGTTATTGTTCCTTTGCTCATGGCCTGTACCAGTGCGTAGTACTGCGTCCCCTTATTAACTTTGATTGGCATACTCCCTACCTCCTCTTAGTGGAAAGGTAACTGTTCCTGTTCAAGCCCGTCCGGGATGTCCATCCATTCGTCCTTCGGTTCTTCCGGTGCAGGTGCAGGTGTTTCCTGTGTCTGGCTTGCGGCTTTGCTCTCTGCGAATTCCTGATTCTCTACCACGACATCTATGGTATATACCTTGGTGCCGTCCTGTTTGGTGTAGCTTCCGGTCTGTATGCGTCCTTCGATTGCGATCTTCGTTCCCTGATGAAGGTACTTATCAGCGAACTCTGCGCTCCGTCCGAATGCCACACAGCTTATGAAGTCTGCCTGCTGTTCTCCGTCCTGTCTTCGGAAGCGTCTGTCAACGGCAAGGGTGTACCGTGCGATTGACTGCGCGTTCTCTCCCTGTGACTGTCTGATATCCGGCTCTCTGGTGAGGCGTCCCATGAGTATTACTTTGTTCATATCGTTCTCCTTTACAGTTCTCCATTGGTTATTTTTTCTATGTATTCCCGGAAGGATAGTTCGTTTTTAAATCTCCGTATCCAGCCTTCAGCAAACGGACTGTTTCCATTCTCCAACATGGAAATGCAGTTTCGAATATGCGACCTTGTCATCTCCCTTATGCTGATTTTTGTTCCATCACGCTTTGTCCATATGCCGTTATCTATGTTGTTTTGGTTGACCGCCCACATCACGTCACAGTCAATCTCCATCTCCATGGCCATTTCTCTTCCAAACCCCATAACGCCTTCCTTTCACAGCCAGTTCTTTCCGTATCTGGCTATCCAATCTTTCTTCTGTTTCCTGTAGTGTTTCAGCCATGCTCTCTCGGCTATCTCTTTGTACTGGACATCGAGGTTATGTCCGTCTTTACCATGAAGGTAGGTGTGGCAATCAGCGCAAAGATAAATCCAAAGACCGTCCTCTTCAGCTTTCCACCTGTAGGCAACCCCTTTGATTATGTGATGCCGTTGCAGGTTGACTTCGCTTCCGCAGTGGTAGCATCGAGGTGTGTTGTCTATGATGCTTTGGTGGTGCTTTGGTATTGAGTCCATCATTCAAATCTCCATGTGTATCCGCCGTGGCTTTTTCGTTTCCCGTTGCAACAGTTGCTTACACATGATGGTTGAAACCCAGACCTTGCAACATGATTAACTCCATCGAAGTATATTTTTTCTCCGGTTACCTTATTAATCCCCACGACACGCTTTCTCAAAAAATCCAAGCCGGAATTTAAATTCTCTATCCACGTTTCGGTTCTATCTGCTCTGCCCTGTGTTCTCATCCAATCCATGTTTTCTTTGTGAGTACACCATTCGAGGTTTGTGGAAACATTGTTTCCGGGATTGTTGTCAATATGATTTACACAGGGTTTCCCATATGGATTTTCAACAAACGCCATTGCAACAATTCTGTGAACATATCCTTCCTTATATCTTTCTCCGTTTTCTTTTATCGATATTGTTTTGTACCCAAGGCGATCCGTGTGTTGCTTTAAAACACGATTGTCATACCTCTTACCTACTCCGTTTTTATTCTTCTCTATGTGTTCTCGCCTTCGCACCCTGCCCAAATTGCTTATGTCGTGCCATTCAAGACCGTCTATTGGTTTCCATATCTCATCCACGATTTTTGCCCTCCCAGTTTTCTAATGCTCTGTCCAGGTCTTCCTGCTCAGGTGTGGGTATGCCCATCTCCTGCATCTCACTGATTGTGCCGTCCAATAGTCTGGAGAATTCCTTGGTGTCGTAGGTGCTGCTTCCGTAGTAGCACAGGATCTGCGTAGCTTTTCTGCCGTTCACATCGACCTCTCCGACTACTTCCAGTTCCCGCCACATGCTCCGCATCTTTTCCACTGCACCATCCGGGACTATGGCATAAGTGAATTTTCCGTACCGTTTCAGCATCAGCAGGTAAACTTCCCATTTGTCTGTGTTGAGAGCGTCTGCCATCTTGTCCAAACACTTCCACAGCAATGCGTTTGCGTTCAGAGACCGCTTCTCTCGCCATCTGACGGCCTTCAGGCGTATATCTTTTTCTCTCAGGTCTCCCATCTCTACCCGGCGGTCGAGGGTGAAGCACACCCTCTGCTTGCCGGACTCATCGAAGGATATGTCATGCACTCTTGCTTTGACTTCCATTTTTTGCCTCCAGTTGTTTCAAGAACCGCTTCAAGTCTCCGGTCTTCGCATCGAGCAGGTCTGTCACTCCGAACTGTTCCTTTGCCCATGCAATCTGGTTCGCTCTGGCGATGAGGCTGATTTTCATGACGGCCTCGTACTTATCCAAATCTGCAATGACTTCTGCATGCTGCCCCTCGTTCAGGTCTGCAAGCCTCTTGACTCCCTTGTGCGTCAGGATCATATCTACTGGTATCTTCCGGGACTGTATCTCTGTGTTGAGTGTCTTGGCTTTTGTGTCTCCGATTGGAGTGTTTCTGACCTCGTCATAGTGTTCTTCCACGGCCTGCTCTTCTGTCTGAGGATCCTCGGCAGCTTTCTTCGCACCACGCTTCGGCTTCATGCTATAGGCGAGCACTTCCGGTCTGTCCTTCCCAGAACTAAGCCTCCAGACTTCCAGAGCGTTGATCTTTCCGCTTTCGTCATAGCCGATTGAACGAACCTCGAACCTGTCTTTTGTCGTGACTCCGTTGCCCTTTGCCTTCTGTTCGATCTTGACTTTGTCGGCAGGCACCCAAACAAAAGGTGCTGTGTACAGTTCACGGCCGATTCCCCAGTTGAAGCAGGCTCTTTTGAAAGAGTCAGACGCCAGACCTTTTTCGGCCTCCGTATTCGACTCGACACCTGTATCTTCTTTCCACACCCACTGCTGTTTTTCTGCGTCCCACAGGCCGACAGAGCAGTTTCTGTTATCCCTGCTATATGTTTTCTGCCAGTTCATAGGGCCGACCGTCTCATCTAAAACCGATTGGTCAACTCTTGCGTCTTTGTAAAGCAGAAGAGATACTCCGTTCGGTGTGCAGGTGCTGACACGGCACTCTATCTCATCAGCGTTCAGTAATCGAAACATTCTGGTCATTGCTTTCCTCCTCCGTACTTCATCGTGTTGTATATCTTGTTCATCCACTGGTTGACTCCCACGAAGTGGTTCTGGGTCTTCTCATACAGTTCCTTCTTCTCTGCGATGTTGCCCCGGACCAGTTCTGTCAGCGTCCCAAGCTTCTGATTGGTGTCGGTCATGACTATGACTAACTGCTCCAACCATTTCTCCATCTGCTCTGTGTTCACCTTTGCAGGTGCTTCCTTCTTTTCTTCCTTTTGCTCCTCCTGTACCACCAGAACGTCTTCCGTTACTCTGAGGTACAGAGCCAGTTTGCTGAGATTTTCGGTGTTGATTACACCTCGATATGATACCTGGGCCATCTCTCCTTTTCTCAGACCGAGCAGCCTGTCCATATCTGCCAGTGTGAGACCCAGTTCTCCGATCATTTTCTTGATTCGCTCCACGTTTACTGGAACAGTTTTCCCTCTTGCCATCTTGCTTTTCTCCTTATGTGTGTGCTATAATCGATGTGTGTGATAATCGGTTAGGCCACTTCGTCCGTTCCCTCGGCGTTGTGGTCTTCCTCTTTTTCTGCCGGATCTGCGTAGGTCATCTGGAACGTCCCGTCTCTCCGGCAGATAAGCACGATGCTCTTTCCCTCTGCTTCAGCGATCATTGCCAGTTCGCTTGCCAGTTCATATGCTTCTCCCATGACTACCTCCTCACTTGTTGGCGAATGCCACGAAGCACAGCCAAGCCAGACAGACCAGAATGAGTATGGTCGATATCCTCGGGGCGAAGAACAGTGTGAACACCGATGCGCTCCCTACTATGCTTGCCATAAGAACCGATACCCAGACCCAAGTCTTCGGCTTCTTCTTCGGTGCGGGCCATTCCCAGTGGAAGCATTCGATTTCCTTCTTCGGCTGTTCTTCCGGTCCCAGTACCATCAGCTGTGTCATCCCTTCTCCCCTTTGGATGTCCACTATGAATGGAGCAATCTCGACCTTGTCATCTGGAATGTATCTCCCCTTCAATCGTTTCATTGTTTTCTCCCCTCTTATTCATACTCGTGTGATATCGTTACCATTTTCAGTGTCCCACCCTGTATCTTTGCCAGAAGCTTTGCCTTTCCAAGCGGGATGCTGTCCGGCTTGGCTCTCCATCTCTGGATGGTGGAACGGTTAACTCCTACTGCCCTTGCCAGTTCAGCATCATTGTGACTTCGAAGCAGTACTTCTCTCATGTCCCGGTGACTCATGCCGTCACCTTCAGGATGTTGTCCAGTTCGTCCATCGGATTGCCCATCTGGTCATCGAACTCTTCCTCGTACTCCTCGAGGTCTTCGAGATGGCGGTCACGGCAGTGTTCGTGAACGTAACCTTCTGCGTAGTCCAGGTCATCGACCACATGATCCATGTACCCATACATCTGAAGGAACATCGGCTTTCCGCAGAGTTCGCAGATTCCTACGAAGTTCTCTCTCTCGAATGCTCTCTGGTTGGCTGTAGTCTGTGCGTAATATCTTTCGGCGTCCATTGTCGGGTTATCACTCCATGTCATGGTCTTCCTCTCCTTTCTAACCCTTTAACTTTTTGAAAGTTCGTGGTCAAAAAAATATTCCCCTACATACGGTGTATCGATATCAAGAGCGTTACACCAGATCACTATGTCGTTCTGTGAAAACTGGGAGCGTCCGTTAAGCTTCGCCGTTACGGTCTGTTCCGTGGTCTTGATGGCTTTTGCGAACTTCCCTTGAGAGCCGTACTTCTGAACAATTCTGCCTCGAAGCTTCAGCATGCTGTTTCTCAACCCCTCTGTACCTCCCTTCTTCTTTCTGAGTCTACTTTAACATTTTGAAAGTCTGGTGTCAATACCTTTTTTTAACTTTTTGCAACTTTCTATTTCAAGGATTGAAAGGGATTCTTTCATATGATATTATTACAACATGGGGAGACTTCATTTTATGGAGGCTTGTTATGGTAGAGATAAGAGAAGATTTCAAGACAAGGTTTGCCAGGGCAATCGATCAGAACGACATGAAGCCTGTGGATGTAGCAAAGCTTGCGGGTATCTCTGAGGCAACCATAAGCCAATATAGGAGCGGGTATTCTCAGCCAAAAAAGGACAGGCTTGTCAAACTGGCAAATATCCTGCGTGTTAATCCTTCGTGGCTCATGGGTCTCGATGTGCCTATGCGTGATAAGGAAACTCCTACGACAACTAAGGGGGTAAAGATCCGCATCTACGGCAGGGTGGCTGCGGGTGTCCCACTGGAGATGATTGACGATATATATGATGAGGAAGAGATACATCCTGACATGTTGAAGGGCGGTCAGGAGTATTTCGGTCTGGTCATCCACGGTGACAGCATGGAACCTCGGATGAAAGAGGGAGACATCGTCATCGTCAGGAAACAGGAAGACGCAGAGACTGGGGATACGGTCATCGTCACAGTCAATGGCGATGACGCCACATGCAAGAAGCTGAAAAAGTACAGAGACGGCATAGAGTTGATAGGTACAAATCCGTCATTCAATCCTATCTTCTTCTCTGAAGCGGAGATACAGCAGAAGCCTGTAAGGATACTGGGTAAGGTAGTGGAGTTGAGAGCCAAGTTCTGAATCAAAAAACCACACCGTCCGGGTAGTTGGTGTGGCTTTTCGTAGAGACCTGATTGGCGGTTAGAATCTCTACCACTTATTATACGGTACAGAAAGGACCCAAAGCAATGGCTACAGCAAAAAAACTTCCATCAGGTTCTTGGCGAGTGCAGGTGTTTAGTCATTATGAATTTGTTAACGGTGAAAAGAAGCGCAGATATGAGTCGTTCACTTCCAAGCAGAAGGGAAGGGCAGGCAAGGCAGAGGCTGAACGGATGGCTGCGGAGTGGGCGTACAAGCGTGAGGAGCGCCACAGAGACGTTACACTGGGCGATGCCGTACAAACTTACATCGATGCCAAGAAAGGCGTCCTGAGCGCCAATACAGTGCGAGGATACCTGTCTTATCAGAAGACATGGATAACCCGCATTGCCGATATGCCCATAGACAAACTGGACAAGCCACGGCTCCAGATGTGGGTGGCTCAGATAGCGGAAGGAAACACACCGAAGACCGTCAGCAATGTCACTGGTCTGCTCTCTTCTGCCTACAGGTTCGCCACAGACAAATCACTGAGGCTGACATTACCTCAGCAGAAGAAGCCGGATCTCTACACTCCGATTGATGAGGACCTGAAGAGACTTCTCGACCATGTCAGGGGAAAGGAACTGGAGATTGCCATCATGCTGTCAGCGTTCTGCTCTCTCAGGCGGGCAGAGATATGCGCTTTGTACTATGATGACTTTAAGGATGGCATGGTGCATGTTTGCAGGAATATGACCCGCACTCTGGACGGCGGTTGGGAAATCAAAGTGCCGAAGACACCAGAGTCTGACAGGTGGATACCCATCCCGGATGTGCTTATGGACAGGGTACGGGGCAAGACAGGAAGAGTCATGTCCTGCCATCCTGATGCTCTGTCGAACAGGTTCAAGCGAGCGGTGATCTATGCACACCTGCCACACTTCCGCTTCCACGACCTTCGGCATTACTATGCTTCTATTGCACATTATCTGGGTGTGCCAGAAGCATATATAATGGCGAACGGCGGATGGGTGACAGAGTACTGTATGAAGCGGGTTTACAGGGAAGCTTTGAAAGATAAACGGAAGGCTGAGAACGATAAGATTACGGATTATATCACACGGTTTGCAACACAAGAGCCTTCAAAGCCTTGAAAATCCAACATTTGTGGTTCGGTTCGAATCCGATATGCTCCATGAAATCCGGGAAGTCAGTGTTTATGCGGCTTCCCGGATTTTTTCTTTATCCATGCGGTTTTGGCCTGTGCAAATATGCAGCAGATGTGTGGTACATCCGCAACGATTTTTGGCACATCTGCACTTGGACTGCACCACGCATGCAACACGGTCCCCCAAAGCGGGGCCGCCTCCGGCAAAAGACGGCCCCTGGAAAGGAGGAAAGAAAAATGGAGCAGATGTCAAACCTCTATGGGTTTACGATTCATTTCTTAAAGCCGATGCGAAGCGCTTCCAGTCTCTTTGAAAGTCCACGAGTACCGCAGTACTCTCCCTCTCCGCAGACCGCAGTGTCTCCGATGGTCTGGCAGTGGCCCTGGTAGTAGATCTTCCAGTTGCCAGGATTCTTCGTCAGCTTGATGCTGAAGCCTTCCAGACGTCTGGCTTCACCGACAGTACCGATGATCGGGTCGTTCTCACTGGAGTTTGTCCCAGAGGATACACCTCTCTTGATGCCCTTGTATGTGACATCACCGATGCCCTGAAGGTGTGCAGTGACTTCCAGTTCCACTCCCGGCGGTGGCGTGATCTTGAAGGCTTCAAGTCTCAGACCCTCACCCTTGGTGCCTGCCCACTCGCCATCCTTGACAGGAGCCATCCAGGACTTTCTCTGCACATGCGCTCTGTACCAGATGGTCCTGTCGGTCTCAGGCTCGGCAAGCAGTTTGGCTACATCGTCACGGACATCATCCATGGTCTTGCCGTACTTATTGAACCAGTTGTAAACGTCATAGTGGCCGGACCCGACGCCAAGCTTGTATGCATCGTGGTGGCACAGGATGACCGGGACTTTTGCGGCGCCTACTGTAGTCGTGCCGTGAGGGTCGAAGCCGTACATCTTGCAAAGGTATGCTGTCAACTCCACACCCTCACGATAGCACTTCTCGAAGTAATCCTTGTCGGTCAGCGCATCCTCACACATCTCGAACTGGATGTGGGTGCCATTGGCAGAGCCTGCCCATCCACCTGCACATCCCCACGGGGCATAGTTCCACGGCAATGTCTGGACAGCGATGACCTCGCCATCGGCAGCTTTGCCGATCCATGCGTTCACTCCGGCACCGACTTCGCTTCTGTTCCAATCGCTTCCATAATAGTTGACGCCAATCTTCTTCAGCAGGGCGTCCTTGTTCGGATCGTAACTCGGCGGTTGGACATATCTCCATAGGTTGGGATTGTTGGCCCCTGTGCAGTGCCAGAGGACACCTTTCGGTTTCATGATATATGTTCCCCGGTAGCAGGTGCTGTCCTTCATGATGCACTTAAGCGGGGATGTGGTACTATACTTCATCCTTCTTCTCCTCCTTGTCTACTTCCGGGATGCCTGCCACACTCGTCAGCATGGACAGGATCGCTGCCACGATGGCAACAGAAAAGACATACGACCACTGGACTTCAGATACTGCCGCTCCTACGGCAATCATGCCGAGCATGGTCTGGCAAAAGGTTTTCAAGGCACGGATGCCTGCGGCTTTCAGCCAGTTCAACCAGTACATAGTTACCTCCTTCCGGGTATGAAAAAGGACACCCCCGAAGGGATGCCCCGTTAATATATTACTTATTTAATGGTATCTTTAAATCAACGATTCTTGAAAACCGTTGTTGATTTCCATACCTCGCCAATTTGACTTGTGCCACCTGTGCAAACAGGAAAATAAACTTTGTTATAGTTGAGACCGCTATTGTCCGTAATCATCGCACGGTCACCGCCCGTTAAGCCTGTCGGGTATAACGGGATTGCCATCGTAACAGAGCAATCATAGTCTGTTGAATATTCAGTTACAGCCTTTGCATTTGGAATTGTAACGCTGTACTTGGTTTGGCTGTTTTCTACGACCAGGAATGAAGTGTCATCATATCTGTATTTTGAATAAATCTTAATAATTGGCAGCATTGCAAGGAAACAATTTGCAAGAGACGCTGACACTTTCCATGTGATTGATTGATTAATGGTCAATCCATCTATTGTATAAATGTACTCTATTCCATGTTCTGCAATGATTGTAGTGCTGTCATTCGGATCATACAGATTACTGTGACGGACAATCTTTAATTCATGACAAAATGTTTGTAGTGTTGTTATATCTGTTAATGTACCATCGACAAACACTTTAACATCTGTATCAACCTCGTCACCATGTACTATTCCACCGCTAAAATCAGAACGTCCTTCAAGTTTAACAGCACACTCCCACTCGCCAGTCATGGTCAATTTCCGCAGTGTACCGTTTGTGTCTACACGATACATGAACATGATTCGCCATGTATCCGCATTTGCTGATGCATCAACACAATGTCCCATCTGGTACAGTGTTCTTCTGTTATTTAAATCTCTGGGAATAAACACATTGAGTTTAGCATCACTCTGATTTTCACCTGATTCTGCGATGTATTGAGCATATACAAGTGTTGCCTCGTTTCTCCATTCCGCTGTTGTACCGTATCGTATAAACCTGTATAGGGTGCTAATAAGTCTCTGCCATATTACATCACCGTTTTTATACACGAGGACAAGACCACCCGAATTACTCCAACCAACAGGTAGGTCAGACAAAGTATCACTTGACCAAAAAGTATAAAAGCCTTGCTCGGTACACTGTCCAATGGACGTATAACCCAGTGATGCTATGCTACCCCTGTTTACCAATCCAACGTCATATGTTACAGCTTTTCTGTACAGCTCATAGTCAAAATAATTGTCAATATCCGGCTGAGTAAACGCAACACCAGACCCCGATACACGCCCGAACGCAACACGGACAGATGTAGTTGTATCGCCCATCACGATGCTGTCACCATATTTATTTAATGCCGTTCGACTGACAAAAACTCCATTGGCATATTGATTCACATAGAAAATCAGGCCTTTATTAGCTGAATCAATATTCGGAACATATCTAATTAGAATATCCCCTTTTGTTGCGTAAAATTTGTTTGATAATGCCGTGTAATTGTTGTTTGAAATATTCCCTCCACCATCTACATTTTTGCCGATAGTCCATGTCAATGTCGGAGCAGGTGATATCGCGTTTAAATTGTCCTTTAAATCATCCAGGTCATCCTGTGTGGCGATCACTTCCGGGTTGACTTTTACCTTCTTTGTGGTCTGGTTTATGATGATACTATCATCCTCTGCGGTGTAGGGTGTGACCACATTCTCTGCATTCCCCAACCGCAGTTTTCTCAGTTCTCCCATATGGCCCTCCTATTCTGCCAGAACCGTTACGGATACTTCGTTATTGTTGCTGTCGGTCATGGAGATGACCGTGTTTGTCTTATTCCTCAGAAGTGTTAATGCTCTGGATACCTGCTGTGCCAGGGCGTCCACTTCGCTCTTGTCTGCCTTTGCGCTGTCAAGGCTGTGCAGGCTGTCTTTCACAGCATTCAACTCTACACGGTAGTCACCGCAGTCATCGCATCCCACGGTGGGAATGTAGATGGCTTCACAGCTTTGTGTTTGTGCGGTCTGGGAAGAGGAAGACATCAGGGTCACACGATGCGTGATGCTCTTTGTCTCCTCTTCTACAGGATACGGTGCATTGGCAGCACGTTCAACATAATCCGACATAGAGGATGTATGCTTAATGTATATCGCCATGTCACTCCTCCGCTCTACCCAGTACCTTCACGAGTGTCTCGTTCCCGGCGCTGTCTTCCATTGCCAGTGTCATTTCCTGTAGTCCGGCAAGGATGGTCTGGATGTTTGCGAGAGCCGATTCTGCCGCTGTCTTAGCCGCCACAGCATCGTTCTTTGCCTGCACTGCATCTGTCTTAGCCTGAGTGGCTTTGGAAGCGCTCTGTGCGGCTTCTGTGGCGCTCTGCGTAGCTGTATAGGATGCGGCGCTTGCCGTGTTTGCGGATGCAAGCGCTTCGTTCGCTTTGTTCGTTGCAACGGTAGCCGAGGACCCGGCAGACTGCATGGACTGCGAAGCCTCTAAAGCACTCTGAGAAGCCTGTCTTGCGCTTGTAGCCGCATTCGTTGCTGACTCTGCCGCCGCTGTCTTAGCACTCTCTGCTCTCGTAGCCGCTGTACCCGCATCGTCTTTGGCCTGCTTTGCCGCAGTCTCGGAAGCCTTGGCTTTGTTCGCCGATGCCGCCGCAGCTATCTGGGAGTCTTCCGCTTCCTCTGCCGCTGTCAGAGCCTGAGTCGATGCGGTCTGTGCAGTGTCCGCCGCTCCTTCTGCCAGTGTTGCATAGTTGGATGCTTCCCCGGCTGAGACAGCCGCTCTTGTGGCAGAGTCTGTTGCTTTGCCTGCCTCTGTCTCTGCTTTGGTAGCAGACTCTTCTGCTGATGTTGCCGCCGTCTCTGCCCTCTCCGTGGCGTTAACCATGGAATCTTCAATGCTGTCCATGCGGTCGAGTATCTGCTGATACACGGAAGGTGTTGGTGGTTGCGAGGACTCGCCCTCTTCAGAGTATCCGCTCTCATGCACCGTGAACTTGGCGATGTTGGTAGTGATCAAGTCACCACCAAACACAGATACCTCTACGGTCCCCACTTCCGCAAGGATTTCCCACGGCACAAGGCAGGTACCGTACTGGTCAAGGATCACCTCGTACACTGTATTGGAACACTGATGCCGGAACTGTGCTGTATTTATCACATCTCCCCAGTCATCAGAAAAGGTGAAGTTGGCGTACAGATAATTCCTGGAGTCAGCGACCACCTTGAAGTTGTCCGTCCTCCGTATCTGCTGATTCTGTACTTGGAAGGTAAGCGTTGCCATGTTATCCCTCCTTCATTGGTAATTCATCTACTTCATGGACAAGCTTGTCCCCGGTGCTGTTGCCGCCGCATTTATGGTACGGTCTCCATATGTACATCAGGTTGTCGTACTCTGATGTGGTCACGTATCCTCTTGCGATGTAGCTGTTGCATAGTTCATAGATCCGGTCGTGTGCCAGACCTATGAGTAACTCCGTCTCTGCGCTCTTCTTTTTCTTCCGGTCACTCATGAACTGCCAGAAGCCATTCGAGGCAAAGATGGCAAGAACAATAGGCAAAACGATTTTGACAGCAATTTCTGTGTACAATGTGGCTCCTTCCTTAACTGAAATTTTTATAAAACAGCATGGTCGCACCAAGGGTTAGCTTTGCTTGTGCCGTCATAAAGTTTCTGGCGGTTACATAGATGTGGTTGTTCTTAGCGTCTCGCCAACAGTTATTGATAAATACCCACGTTGACCCAGCGGCGTCTGTCGTGTTATATGCCGTTACGTAATAGCTGTTAATAATTCCTGCATAGGTGTAACCGGATACCGTTGGGACTTCTCCCAAGTCAACCGTTTTGTAATTGCTTGCCGCAATGGTTACATTCGCTTTGGCAACATCACGACCGATTATCAACGGCTGTGATATGCTGTTCAGCTTCTTCTTGTCCGCAGCTGACATCAGACCTGCCGCAGACTCCGTTGCCGCAGTGTTCGGGATTTTTACCGTTCTGTCGGTTGCTGTTATCTGCCCTGTGGTAGACTGGCTTATCTGTGAAACCGTAAAGGTGCTACCAAACCCAGGTGTCTTGTTCGCTGTTGGTTTCCCGGTAACAGCTGTATATGTTCGGTTTACTTGCGCTCCTTCGGCGATACCGTTCAGCTTTGTCTTATCTGCGGCGGTCATCAAACCTGCTGCGGATGTAGTGGCGGCAGTATCAGGGATTTTTACCGTCCTGTCTGTGCCGCTTACTTGTCCTGTCGTGCTTTGCTTTACCTGAGAAATCGTGAACGTAGCACCAAACGCAGGCGTAAGATTGCCAGTAGGCTTTCCTGTAAATGCCGTATACGTCCTGTTCTTCTCAGCACCAGTGTCTATACCATCGAGTTTTGTCTTGTCTGCGGCACTCATAAGACCTGCTGTCGTAGTAGTTGCCGCTGTGTCTGGTATCTTTACTGTCCTGTCCGTGCCACTCACCTGTCCGGCAGTGTCCTGTTTTATCTGTTGCAGGGTGAACGTACTGCCGAATCCGGGGGTCTGATTTCCTGTTGGTTTCCCCGTGAAAGCTGTGTATGTCCTGTTCTTCTCGGCACCTGCTTCTATCCCGGCAAGTTTATTTTTCTCTGCAGTTGTGTAATTGTTGTCAGTGTGGACATAGTTGGCATCGGATACAAAATCACTGTCATTGGTCAGCTGACTCGTTCTCGTTGGGATGGTAGGCTTATTCCTTATGTAGGCGTCGGACGAGGTATTGGTCTCTGTCCAGTTTGCCTGCACGTTCGGCTGCGCTCCCGCCACGATGCTCGACAGCTTGTCCTTTTCCGCTGTGGTGAAGTTGTTGTCCGTATGCACGTAGTCAGGATCTTCCACAAAGTCGCTGTCATTGGTCAGCTGTGAAAGTCTTGTAGGAATGGCAGGCTTGTTCTTGATGAAGTCATCGGCTGATGTATTGGTCTGATTCCAATCACTCTGCACATTGACTTCGGCACCCGCCTGTATCCCTGCAAGTTTGTTCTTCTCTGCTGTTGTGTAGTCGTTTGTGGACAGGCCCTTACCTGCGACCTTGTCCACCTTGCCGTTCAGCCGGGTCTTGATATTCTGGACAAGTTCACACAGTTCCTTTATTCCCAGTAGTTTCGACATGATTTCCCTTTCCTTTGGACTTCATCAGGTCTGCGAAGCAGGCAGCGCAGTCAGTGATCTCTGTGCCGAGGAAGTGGCTCAGAGAGTAGATGAACCGCTTGTTCGCTTCCAGTGCCAGGGTGTACAGTTCGCTGTCATCCTCGGATGCCTGATATGCTTCGAACAAAGTCATCGCTCCTACGCCAAGGTGTTTTACTAAGCACCAATAGTCTTTGTCTCCGTCAAACATCTCAAAAAGACGAAGCATAAGGCTACGTCTCAGTTCAGCAAGGTTATTCATTTCCTCTGTGATGGCGGTTATCTTGTCCGTCTGCCGGTGTACCGCACCGTTGTCTTCGAGATCGATAAGGCCGTTCTCAAGCTGTGCGTTGTACTTCTCGATAAGTGTCTTGGCGTGTGTCTCTGCACAGCCTACCTGCACGAATGCTCTGATAAGGTCCTCTGCCGTGCCATCATTCTGGATGTTCCTGCTCATTTAATCTCCTCCTGCAGGCTTCGATGAGCGCCTGCTTGCTCTGTCTGCTCCGGTCACGTTTCCTTTCCAACATACGTGACCTTTCCTTCAGTTGCTCTATTGCCGCATATTCTTTTGGAAACAGGTTCTTGTCGATCATGGTTAGATACCTCTAACGATTCAAATGCGAATATTTTAGGTACAAGACCAGTGAGATGCTGAATGCGCTTCCGGCGGTTATCTCGATGGCTTTGTACCCTGAACGCAGAAGCTTGTCAGCGTCTGTCTTCCGTCCTTCCCCTATCAGGTCGGATGCAACTTCAAGGATGTCATAGTCTCTTCCTATCTCCAGTGACGGATACACACCCTCGCCGTTCAGCCACTCACCACCGTACTGTGCCATCAGGTACGGTGTCACATCGATGCCTTCAATCTTCACACGGAAGTCATCAGCTGTCGTGGGCAGTGGCGTGATACCTGCTGTCACACTATGGGTGTGTGGGTTCGGACTGATGCCCGTGATGGAACCGCCGCTTCCGCCTTCGTCATCCGGGTACTCGGCACAGCTGTCACCGTTCAGAATGTTCATCAAGTCCTCGTGAGTGACCGTCCCATACTCGATACCCTCGCCGCTTGCTGACAGACGTGTGGGACCGATTGTCCCTGCCATACTCAGGAACGGCTGCACGATCAGCTTGAATTCGAACCGCTCCAGATACACCATGTCCGGGGAGATGGATATATAGAAACGGGCAGGTGAGTTTGCCGCTCCCTGCCTCGTGAATTCCACACCGTACATATCGACTACCTGATTGCGTCTCTGCTTCAGCATACGGTCGATTCTTTTTTTGTTTTCTGCCACCCGCTCCGAGATACGGATGATGGCTTCCTCCTGACTTAGTATCATTCGTTTTTAATGTCACGGTCGATGTAGAGTTCTTTCTCCAGTGTGACCGTGTCCACTCCTCCGTTCTGCGAATCGTAGTCAATCTTGGTGAGATAGTACCAATCATCAAGACCCATGATGTACTTCTGGTACGGTGTGCATTCCAGTTTCAGTATCAGGTTGTCATAGATGAACCGCACCTTGTCACCGACATTCAAGTCTACCGGGACCCGTGCGATGCTTACCTCTATCTTCAGGCGTCTCCGTGCCTGTTTCAGCTTCCGTATGGTTGCCGAGTAGGCTGTCTTGGCGGCTTCGATACGGTCCTCGTCTGTGATCTCTGTGGTCTTGCCTTCTTCATCGTCAGGCGTGAACGGGGCAAGATCGTCAAAGGCGTATGTACCTTCAAGGATCGTACCTGCTTCCAGTGCTACGGACTCCTCGTCAATGACCGCATACTCAAGCCAGTTGTTCGGCGCTACCTTCGGAGCCTGGTCGATGTACTTTCTGTAGTCACGCTCGTTGTTGACGTTGTTCTTGAGAATGACAACAGGAAATCCTTCTTCCTGCAATGACGGGTCATCGTATATCTCCCTCAGTGTCATACTGCTCATGCCCGTGTCGGACTTCTCCGAGTACACTGTGGCTACGTTGATGACGTTCTCGAAGTCGTACTCGATGGTAGGCTCCTCGATTATCTGAAGGTTATTTACGCCGTTCGGCTTAGTCGAGATGATGTACTGCTTCTGCTCCCCAAACTCGGAGATGTCCATCTCTCTGGCTTCAACGAACCGTACTCTCCAGAACAGATCCTCGGTAAGTTCCATGGTCTGGTCGAGTGCTTCCAGTTTGTTCTGTCTGGAATACACATAGTCGATGGTCTGCTCCAGAGCGTGATCACTGAAGTTCAGCTTCCATCCGGGATAGGCAAAGTTGGTGTCAGCATAGATGTCGGCAAGGTCATCAGCCACTGTGGCGTCACCGCTGTTCTCTCCGGCAACGATGCAGTCCACGCTGACGGATATCTCTTTCTCCTCGCCCTCTACTTCCTTGGTTACATAGAATTTCACGGAGTATGTGCCGTACGTGGTCCTGACAGCAGAGAAGTCTACTTCCAGTGTCTCTGTGTCCGGGGACACTGTGGCGTCTGCCCTCTCGATGTAGTCAGCAGCTGTGAAGGACCGCACCTCATCCGATGTCATGGAGAAAGGATTCGCTTTGATGGTTACACCCTCTTCGGTCTTGGTCTGCTCATCATCCTTTTTCAGAGTAGCCTTGACGGTCACGGAGACATCACCAGAGGCGAATACAACGTCATAGGAGCCTTCCTTCTCTTCAACGGCAGAATGGTCTACCGTGACATCTAAAGTCTCTCCATGCTCGTTCCAGGCGCTTGCACCCGCACGTCTGATGTAGTCCTCATCAGAGAACATGCCGTACTCTTCCATCAGGATGGTCAGAGGGTTGGCAGACACTGTCACCCCGTCCTTCGTTTCTGTCTCGGCGCCTTTATAGACGATGTTGAGATTGCCTTCCTTGACAGCAGTGTTCACCGCTATCTGCCGATACGTCCACTCATGCACGATATGCTCCAGATGGACATCGATGGTCTCATCGGACTTGTCTCTGGGACACCGCACTACGATGCCCCAGAAACATTTATCGTCCATGAACAGCTTTACCTCTTCACGCCCTTCGAGATACTCAGCGTACTCGATGGGCAGAGTGATCATGGTGGAAGGCGTCAGCATCATCTCATTCGACCACGTAGGCTCGTTGAGGATGTCGTTACCTCTCTTTATTAACTTTCCTTCTCTGTATATCTCGAAATACATACATGCCTCAGATCGGTGAGAATGTCTTTGTACCAACTACGAGGAAGTCTACAGTTACCGGATACGGGCCGCCGTTCTGCGTTACTGTGCCACCACTCTGCGTTTCGATCGGTGCCAGGATGAATGTATCGAAGTTGATAACTATCTCGTTGCCGTCCTGATACCACTCCTGTACGTTTACGGTCTGCATGAAGCCTTTGCCCTTGCCATCGTATGAGTTGCCGCTCGGCACAACCCATGTCTGCGTCCACACACCAGTGACGGTCTCCATGTCTGTCATGGGAACACGAATCCAGTTCTCACCGATTTCCTGGTTGTTGCCCGCACCGGAGAACCATTCCACGATGCCGTTAGGATCGTTGCTGTACCATGTGTTTATAGTGCCATCAGGCGTGACAGAGCCATGGTCTGCTTTCCATACAGCGCCAAAGGCTTCTGCCGGAACGGTAAAGCGATACCGTCTCATGACCGGGACAGATGTAGACGAACCGCCCAGAGCAGCGATAAGGTTGTCCAGTTTGGTCCCGAGGTCTGCAATGTCATCAGCGTTCTGGCTGATGCTTGATGCCTGTCCGCTGACTGTACTGCTCAATCCAGACACCGTATTGCTCAAGTTATTGATCGTGGTTGTGTGGCCTGCCACGGTGTTGTTCAGCGTGGTGTAGTTGCCTTCCAGTGTGCTGATGCGTGAGTTGAAACCGCTGACCGTGTTTTCTACCGTGGTCATCCGTGTCTTCAAGCCACTCATGTCTGTCTTCAGACCGCTGACATCACCTTCGAGTGTGGTTATCTTGCCCTCTGCTGTAGTCATCCGTGTCTTCAGACCAGAGACATCCGTCTCAAGCGTAGACACCTTGCCTTCCAGTGTGGTGACCCGGCCTTCCAGATTGCCGACCCTTGTCAGCAGGTTATGGATATACGTCCAGATACCGCCAAGCGCACAGATGATGCCCTTGAACATCTCGTACAGGTTGCCGATGAACATCTCCATGAAGTCCTGCCAGTCGCATATCTCATGCTTCTCAAGGTCGTTGACGGCAGAACCTATCATGCAATCGTTCATGTCGTGCAGGTCTGTGGAATCGTTGTGCTTTGGGTTCAGGCTCGGATTGAGACCAGTGTCAGCCGCAAGGGAAGCACACTCTGTATCGCCGATACCGTTCTGCACAAAGTTCGGTGCCGCCTCTCTCAGGTCCTGACAGGCGTTGCAATCTATCTGACTCATGTTCTCCCCTCCTTACCCCTGTATAATGAAGAAACGCGGTGTGTTCTGGATCGTGGCGATATGCCCCGATGCGATCTGCGTTGGGCCAACAGTGGAATGCACCGACACACTCATCTTGCCGGGATATGTCTCATTCTCTGCCGCCACAGCATAGACCGTCCATTTGCCTTCAACGGTACACAACGGCTGCATGAAGCCGTATGTCATGATGCCGTTCCATGTACTCTCGTGCATCAGGTCCGGGACCACATCAGACTTTTCAATCGTCCAGATAATGTCGCCGTTCTGGATACTTGTGCAGGTTCCGACATCAATGTACAGTGCCACCATATCGATGACCGCTGTCTTGTCGCAGTAGGTCGCTGTGACCGTGTTGCACATAATGCCGCCGCCGTCTGATGTGACGTCAGCCTTTACTTTTGTCCGTCTCACGCCGTGCAGCCTGTGCAGGGCCAATTCCATGATATTGGATGTCGCCTCGCAGAAATCCGCAGACCCGTCTTGAAGGTCCTTTATGGCGGCATCGTGTGCGGCTATCTTTGTCCAGATACCACGGATCGTGCAGATGATGGCTTTCAGCATCTCATACAGGTTATGTATGAACAGCTTCATGAACTTCTTCCAATCACAGACATCGTAGGCTTTCACCTCGTCTTGCATCCGGCCTACAAAACAATCGTTTGCCAGATGAAGGTCCGTCGCATCATTGTGTCCGTTTGTTGTATCAAGGCCCTTGTTAGCTGCCAGTGAGTTACACGCCGTCTCTGTCACGCCGTTCGTGACAAAGTCCGGCGCCGCTTCCCGCAGTTCCTGACATGCGGTACAGGATACTTCACTCATAGTCTCCTCCTTATAATGTGATGGGGTCTGTTTCGATGTAGGCACACACGGCAGAACAGCAATCGTCTGAACAGCAGAAGCCTGTCTCGATCATCACCGAGTTATTCCCCGGCTGTATCGTCCATCCGTATGTCATGCCTTCTTCTCTTGGCACTACCCACGCTTCAACATCAGCGAATACGTGGTCACAGCAGTCTTCCCAGTACTCCACGGAGCCGTCAGGGTTGATGAGCAGGTTGTCGTACTCACCCATGATGATGTTGGTGTTGCCGTTTATCGTTATCCTCGGATTCACCACATGACCGTGGATACGGATCTTCACATAGTCCGTCTCAAGGTCTGTGTTGGAATAGAAAAGACCGGAGATGAGTCCGGTCTCTGTACATATCTTCTGTCCGAGATAGTTGGATATGGTGTTGTTGAAGCGTTCAGCCGCTTCACAATCATAGACAATGCGGTAGCCTATATCACATCCATAGTAATCCTGCAGTGCGTTCTGGTGATGGCACAGCGCCATGTCCTCGCTCAGGCCGTTGCACTCGCAACAGATACAGCCTGCGTCATGTACTTCCCCGCAGGTCGTACAGCAATCACACGAGTCAATGTCCTTGTAGCTGTAGCACTCCATGAAGTCGCACACATCCCACGGATGCAGGAATGTCTTCTTCGGGTCTGCCTTGTGGAAGACGCCTTCCGGCAGATACACGTCCACGTCATACTCGATGGTGTTCTTCTTCACGTTTACCGCTTCGCCGAATGACCGCAGTTCCGCCCATGCCCAGACCAGTTTGTTGTTGGACACCGCCCACAGCCTGCCAACCTGGGCAAGCTGTGTTCTGGCGAAGTCCGCATAGAAAGGTCTGGCATCACATGGCAGCTTCCGCATCTTTAATGTGATGGTCATGGAGAAGTTACTTGCCTCTGCCAGTAAGTACCTGCTTCTGTGCGGCACGTAACTCCCATGCCTGTATGTGTACTCGGTGTCCTTCCGCTTGAATGATATTGTCAGGTCATCTGCTGATATCATGTCTACATGGTCGAACACCAAGTCATTGAATTGTACATACCGTCTTTCATATCTCATAAAGCACCTACAAATCTGTAAGCTTTGCGCTGTGAGTAGTCTTGTCCGCCATTACCATAGTTATTGATAACGACCTGTGCATGGTTATCACGGTTGTAAGTGTTTCCGTGCATATTCATCGGGTTTGAGATCCTGTTCATGAGCGCATCGAACGCACCGTTGATATCCATCTTGTTGATACGGTCCATCAATCTGCTTCCGAACATTCCGACCGCAGACCGCCGGATGACGTATTCACCGGGTGTCAGCCACGCAGGGACGGTATCTGTTCCGTTTGCAATACCGGGGAATCCGCCATCGGCAAGGTAATCAACAAACCCGCCTCGCCAGAGTCCTCTACTTGCCGCTCTTGCCATGGCTATTGCATGACCAGTACCTCCACTGCCGCTGATGTTTACATTGATGTTTACATCTTTGCTCTGCAGGCTTTGTATCGCTCGTGCCAATGCATTCACGGTTGATGCCGCCGCACCCGCCGCATCAGCTAAGCCGCTTGCGACACCAGACATATAATGCACATCACCGCTCTTCGCCGCAGCCGAGTCGCCCATTCTGTTTATTCCACCAGAAGCAGAAATCGTGTTGCTCGCAACACTCTGTGCGTTTCCGGCTGTTTCTTCTTCGGCGCCTGCAAGATCAGACATGGGTTCAGAGGCATTCGAGGCTGCGTCTCCTGCGCTTTGAAGCACACCAGAAATGTCCGATGTTTCAATAGCGGTTGTCCACTTTTCAATGTTGCCGCCTGCCTCAACCATAAGCTGAAGCTGTGCCACATTTTCGGCACTGAGCAGGCTTTTTTGCCCCGCATTGCTGTTACCGAAAATTTCCATGCTGTTGTTGGCAAGCCAATCAAGGCCACCGCCTTCTTTGAATATGTCGTTGAGTTCTATAAGCTGACCGAGTTCACCGCGAGATACCAAGTCGGAAATGAACTGAGCCGCCGCACTTCTTGTCATGTCCGGGAGTTCCATCCCGGCAAGCTGATCAGTAAGCGCAGAAACGGCCCTGTTCGCCTCACCATACCTATTGAGGTTTTCCCCGATGTTCGACATGGTGTCGGCAAGTTTTGTCTCGCTTTCCTCGTCTATCGCCTTCCATAAATCTTGCTGTGACTTAAGAGCCTCATCTGCGGCGGTCTTGAGTGTGTCATAAGACTTGGCAAGGTTCTTGATCTCCTCACTTACTTCAGAAGCTGTGTCTCCTGTTTCTTTGAGTTTGTCGATATCTCCGTTCCAATCGGCATCTCGTGCTGCAACCTCTGTTTCATACATGGTGTTCTGAAGGTCTTCAAGATCCTGCTTCGCACCCTTATGCGCTTCGTGTACATCGAAATACCCATCCTTCAAGATAGACAACGTATCTTGCGCTTCGGATATCAGGACATCACGCTTGCCGATTTCCTCACCAGTAGCCGCCGCTCCGGCAGTATCCCCTGCGGCTAATTGTCTTGCCTGTTGTAATGCAAGGTTGTACTGCTCTTGCGACCACTGACGGATGCTGTTGTACAAAGACTGTTGCTCGTTAAGGTTTCTTTGTTCGTTTAACCTGGCATCAAGGTATTCCTTGTACGTCTCTTGATACGCTTCCTTTGTTGCTTCAGCTTCTGCCATCTTACGCACGTATTCAAGATAGGCATCGCCCTGTTCTTTCAATGCTCGCGCATTGGTCAACCTGCCGTTTGTGTCTTGCTCAAGAATCTCTGCAAGTTCCGGCTGAAGCGTTTTCATTTTCTCTATGTTGGCAAACTGCTGAGCGGACAGTTCTTCGTAGTACTTCGAACCTTCTTTAAGCTTGCCAATCTTTTCATCCGTCTCCAGTATTGTCTGGAGAAGTTCTCCTGCTTCATCAGCATTTGCACGGATGGAGTCGATACGGTCATCGTATGTTTTCTTGGTGGACTCGTATGCCTCTATAATTTGTGATGACTCCTCTGTGAGGCTTTCGGCGGTTTCCCTGATTTTGTCGAGACCCGCCTCTTCAACCACGCCTTGTGCCCATTCATCAAACGCCACCTTCGCCGAATGTGCGGCGAGCGCAATCGCACCGATGGCAGCTGCCGCAACGGCTATGATTGGTTGGTTTTTGGCGATCCACGCTATGGCACCGAATAATCCGTTTGTTTCGGAAAACTTAACGCCTTCTCCAAGCGCTCCGCTTATATTTCTCAATCCACCCGCGAGGGCGTTGAACACAGTGGCGAGCGGTTTACCCCAGACGAGACCGAACGCCATTAAATCGCCAAGCATTCCGTCTGGTATTTTCTCAAGAAGCCACGAGACCGCATCTGCCATTGCCCATATCTGTTCCGATATTTTTTCCATCAGACCGGGCATGTCGAAGTCATCCATGCGTTCAAACACGCCAAGAACTACTCCAAGACCACTCTGCGCGCCTGCCATTAGAGTAGCCATTGGCCCCGCCCAAGTAGTGGCAAATGCCGCAAAATCCTCAAGGAAGCCAGGCGGAATACTGTCGAACACTCTGCCCAATCCATCCGCAAGGCCGCCGATGTTTTCGACAAGGTTCTGGACAAACCGTCCACCGTCAAGTCCCATTACTCGGTCAATCAATCCACCGACAGCATCTCCAATACTCTGGATGTTCTGCGGATTTTCTTTGATGTAATCTCCCGCTTCCTTGGAAACTGTGTCTATTCCATCTCGAACATTCTTCATAAAGCCAGTGATTCCCTGACCGTAGATGTCTTCGAGAACACTGTTGATGTTTTCGAGAATGTTCTGTCCACCACGTTTTATGGCGTTGTTGATATTGGATCGCCACGCAGCGATTGTGCCTTTGTAAATACCGATAGCTTCGTCAAGACCAGGATTTTCTGCAAGTCGAGCGATGGCATCTATAAAGTCTTCGGTGGCGATTGTCCCATTGGCAAGGTCGGATGCAATCGTCTTCAGGTCTGCTGTCGGGTCGAGAGCCAGTTCTTCTCTCAGAAACCGCAGTGACACGCCCAGACCGTTGAAAAGGGACAGCCACTGTCTGGACTGTCCCAATTTCCCGGTCGCAAGGAGTCGGTCAATCTGTGTGTAGGCTGTGGTCTTCATCTGCTCTGTGGCACCGCCTGCCGTGATTGCCTTCTGAATACCAATGGTGAACTGCGTTGCTCGGTCTATATCGCCCATGTACATCTGGTATTTACGAAGACGGAAAGCCGCTTCGTCCAGACCAATCGGGATACCGCGAATACTCTGGTCAACCGCATCCAGAGATGCTTGTGCCGTCATGGCGTCAACGCCTGCCAGTTCCATATACGGCACGAACGTGTTCATGATGTCGTATCGTTCAAGGATACCGCTTATCTGTCCAGTGACCGCCTTTGTAGCCATTGCGGTCAGGTATCTCTTCGCTGTGCCAACGGTGTCGAAGCTGAACATGCCAGACATGGCGCTGAACGAATCAGCGAACAGGCCACCAAAATCGCCGAGACCAGAAAAAACGGAGGATATCGTATCGGCAATACTCGCCGCAGCACTAAGACCATTGGCGAGTCGTTCCGCACTTGTCGCTGCCTGATCGATCTCGGACGAGTCCACACTAGGGGAAACGCTTTTGGAGTTAATCTCATCCAACTTCGCCAGGAGGGCATCAACACTGCTGTTGATTGTCTCCATAACAGCATCCGAGTTATTGCGGTTTCCCTGATTGAGGTACTGGGCGAGAGAACCCAGTTCCTGACGAAGCGCATTGATCGCTCTGGTGGCGGACGATGTATTAACCTTTACGGTGACAGGGGTACTGTTGATATTCTTGATAGAGTCACGAATATCTTTCAGCAGAGAAACCGTCTCTTGTAGGTTTTTTCCTATTACATCTATGGTTATAGAATGATCAGCCATCGTCTTCCTCTTCCAAAGCTATTATCTCGTCAACGCCAATAAACTGCACGATGTATTTCGGCGGTCGTTCATCTTTGTAGTTCTTCGTGTTTCTCGATACCCACCCCTGATAGGCTTCGTTTGCTGCTTCGTTGGCATACTGTCCGTATGCCACAAGAAGTTCTGGCACTCCCCATGTATCCAGTATCTCGTTCGGTCTGATGTGGAGCAGCTTGCCTACATAGTGGGCCATGTTCGTGTATAGGTTGAATCCGGCGAAGTAGTTCTCTACCCGTTGTTGGATGGGGCCTTCTTCTTCCCGGACAAGAATTCGAAAAAACTGTCGGACGCCTTTACAAGATCCGGGAACGACAGCATGATTTTGTGATACGCTTCCAGTGCGCTGTTCGGCTCGATGTAATCAACAAGCCTTTCATCCACACCAAGCACGGCAGCGACAAGATGGTACAACTGATCGAGAACCGTTCCCTCGTACTGCGTGACAACTTCCATCATCTCGTCATCCGAAAGGTCTTCGAGGTCTCCGTTTTCCTGTATCTTGTAGAATAACGGCTGAAGAGCGGTCATCAATCTCTGCACGGTAACGGCCTGTCTCGGCTTCAGCCAGACGTCCTTGTACTCCACTTCTTTTGCTTCATATCCACCTTCGCTTGGGAAGATGAACCGAAGCGTGAAGTCGTGCTTGTTAATCTCTGTCTTATTGGCGTCCCCAACCACAGCGAGGTCCCCGTCTTTCATAATGGGGAACGGGACGTCACTCTCGTTTGCCTTCTCTTTTGCCTCTCTCAGTTCAAGAAGCTTCTCCTGTGTAATAATGTCTGCCATTTTCTCTCCTCTCTCCTTTTCCTCTTTTAAAGAGGAGAGGGGGCCGAAGCCCCCTCGTTCTTACCGTTAATGTCAAGCCACGATGCGGCGTCTCCGTACAAACACACCGTCATCATCTCTCTGGATCGTCAGCGAGAATGCGAAGGAAGTCTCGCTGTTGTTGTTGATGCTGAACGGGAAGGATGTGATGAGGACGTTGTCGAAGATGTACACATACTCCACGCCGTCAGATGTCTCAAGCGGATAGGACATGCGGACCCGGGTCTCACCGATGTTCTCCGCAGTCAGAAGTTCCTCTTCGATATCCACCATCTTCGGATAGGACACCAGAACCTCGGCACCCTCTGTCACCTCGTTGAAGTACAGTTCGGTCGTACCGTCAGCGTTCTTGATGACCTGGAACTGGTCCTCTGCCAGAGCCACCAGTGTCGGGACAGACAGCTGTTTGAAGAAGGAATTCGTAGTGTCGCACTCCTCGACCTTCTGAACAGTGACATATCCGCACTCATCCTGGAACAGGTCGGACAGCGTCAGTTTGCCGTAGTTGCCGGACTTCGTGATGGTCTTCTTAATCGTGACGATCTTGAAACCTTCAGACTCAGTGCCTTTGCCGATCATCGGATTCAGCTTCCAGTAGTTCGGTGTAACACTGGTGCCAGTGACGTTAAGCGGGATAGAGTCCACGCTGTCATCGTAGCCTGCGTTCAGGCAGGTAGTGGCAACAGCAGCGACATCGAAGGAACCGCCGACTTCAGACAGGCATCCGACTTTAACAACATCGTTGGTCTCGAAGTCCTCAATGGTGTCGTAGATAGCGATGGACGAGTAGCCGACCGCTTTGTTTGCGGACAGCTGAATGTAGGACACAGCGCCCGGAGTCCATCCGTTTGCCACCTCGGAAGACGGTGTCTTGGACAGGTCGATGACGATCGGAACATATCCGTCATCAGTGACCTCAGCCGCAGTGATCGTGCGGGTGTACACATCAGCGTTCGTCATTGCCTGCACATCACTGATCTTGAATGTCAGCGTGACCGGATAGTCGGAAGACACCAGGTTGCCAGTGTAGACATAGAACGCCACAGCGCCTGCCGCATAATCTGTAGCATCGTACTGTGCTTTGAAGGTGACAGAGTCACCTGCCGCCCCCATCATAAGGGTGCCGGAATTGACACAGCCTTTGCGGTTGCACTCGAAGCGGTTCTGCGGTTTACGCAGGCTGTTGTAGGTAACAGTGGCCTCATCGCTCAGGGCAGCGTAATGTCTGGTGTTGATCTTACGGCAGTCCTGCAGGTTGCGATGCAGAGCGAAGCTGACCTCAACATTCTTGCTGAGTTTGTCAATACCGACCTTTTTGATAAGGGCCTCCATATTGCATCTTGCCATGTTGTAGCCTCCTTATTCGTTGCTCAGAACTCGCTCCGCAGCCGCTTTGGCTTTGGCCTTGTTCGTCATCTTGTTGATTGCTTTAAGCTTCCGCGCTTTGAACTTCTGCGCGTCCACCTTTTTCTCTTCTGTTTTTTTTGTTTCAGCCATTGGTATTCTCCTTATAAAGATCTGATGTATGCCCGAAGCTGCTCTGCTGCCTCATCAAAGAAATGAGACCCTGCATATCCTGATGCATAAGCCGCATAGATAGGCCCGGGCCATTTCGGTGACTCTTTGAATTTCAGCTTGCTGACGTTGTATTTCTTCCACGTTGCCCTGTGTTTCGGAACGGACGGACCGTGACCGTCATTGACATAGGCGGCATAGTTCGACCACACACGAATGTGTACAGAGTTTCCGCTTACTGTGCCTTGCACACTGTTAAGCATCTTCCCTGTGTCCCAGTGACCGTGGTTCAGTATGCTTGCCCTCACAAGGTCTTTGCCTTCATCCGAAATGTCCTGCGGCAATTTCTCCAACCACGCAATGGTTGCGTCTATGCTTGCCATACTTCGAACACCTTCTTTCTTTTGCCGTTCGGCAGTTTATAGTCCTCTGTAAGCAGGTACTCTCCGTCAGCCTGTGACACCTCGACAGGCACTCCCACTCTGAACGTGACTTTCCGTCCGCTCGGAAGGTAATATGCCTTGTGGGTGGTCATTTGGCTGTGGGTGGTCCTGCCATGACAGACATGGCATCCCTTTTGTGTCTCCTCGATTACTCCGTTGAACCTCACCTTCATACGACAAACCCCCAGACGTCATGGTTGTATTTCAGCAGGCTCATCATGCCGAGCTGATTTTTGTACTGCTCCACGAGCATCTTGGCAAAGTCGGTTTCAAGGAAGACGCTCACCACGTCCCCGGACTTGTACTCAATCTGCTGTGTGGTGATATTGCCGTCCGCGTCATACGTAACGGTCTCACCGCTGTCGCAGTTACACCCCTCACAATCACAGGAGTTTTTGGCATGGATCACTTCGAGCAGGTTGCACAGAGTGGGGAGCAGGCACTCGGGGAGAGTGTTGTACCCGGCGTCATAGGTGACGAGCAGTTTGTACTCTGTCGGACAGCCGCATTCGTCTTCACAGGAACACTCGCAGGATGGAAGTTCCGTATCTACACGGAAGCCGCCTTCATACTTCATGTCCCGGTCATCAAAGCCTGTGTACAGGAAGTTGGAAAGCGGTGTTCTTTCCTCTTCCAGACCTTTCCTCTTGACGAGCGTGAACGTGAAGCTGTCTGCGTCAAACGGCGTGTAGTACGGTGTGAATTCAAACGGGCAGTCCAAGCACGAAGGGAGGTCAATGACCTCCCTTCTTTCACCTAACTCAAAGGACTCACATGGGTTCAAGGCCCATCCGGTAGCCAGGGACACAACACTGATCATGTCTGTGACGTCCCTGTCAGTGACTTCTTCTACACATGTGCAGAACTGCTTGAGTTGCTCAAACAGGTCCACACTGGAAGGACAAGCCATATCAGACCTTCGGGATCAGAGTCTGCGGCTGAATCAGGCCGCCCAGATCAGCAATGGCGCTCAGGCAGGCTCCGCCGATCGGGACGTCAACGATACGGGCCAGTCTGTTGGCGTTGTTGCCCATTGCAGTACCGAAGTTGTAGTAGTAGGTGCAGGTCTCACCGCAACCCTCGGCCGGGGTCTTGTTGAAGTCACCGCTCAGGCGGATGAACGGCTCTTCAGGCTGCAGGTTTGTACCAAGGTACAGACCGACAGACTCGCCGTTCAGAACCCAAACTTCACCAGTGCCTGCTGTCATATTGACCGGGACCAGTTTATCCTGAATGAAGCCGATGCCATGGAAACGGACCTCATCACCGTTTCGTGTCCATCCGTCCGGATACTGACCGTTCTGTCCTACCGCGACCTCGGCGAGGATACCCGTATATGTGACAGGGTTGACAGCGAACACAGCGTTCGTGTATCCCATCAGGGAGATACGGCACCACATGGAGTCGAAAGCCTGCAGGATGTTTGTACCGTTGATGACGGCGATGGCCGGATTCTCCATGACTTCCATCAGGCCGTGGAACGGTTTCAGGATGTTGGTATAGACGTTGGAGTGACCCTGGATGACCGTATGGGCGGTGTAGAACGCCATGGACAGGCGGGCGATACGTCTCTTGATCTCGTTCAGCTTCTCACCTTTGGAAGCCAGTTCTCCGGCATCGGAACCGAAGCCAACCTCACGGCCGACCAGTTCGTCCATGATGGAGTCACAGTCTTTAAGGCAGAGCAGGTTCAGCGGTACGTTGCCCTCGCAATTGGCGAAGTCGAACGGCTGCCAGCAGCATTCCTGCGTCTCGGAAGCTTCCGGTACCAGAGACCACAGTTCACGCGGCACTTCGATGACCCATTTGCCATCGGATTTGTGTACCAGGCAGGATCCTTCCGCATCAATGTTTGCACGTACACGTCTGGTCAGTTCAGTACCGAGCAGCCATGTGACGAGCGGGAAACGGTTCTGAATCTCGGTTTTCGGATCGAGTCCGGCACCAGAGCAGTCAGCCATCTCCGGCAGATTGGTTGCAAGCATGGTCTTGTCCACGGCAACCGCATCCAGAATTGCAGTATTCATGTTCATCATGTTCATAGTGTTATTCTCCTATTCCGTCTGTGTAGACCTTATGCTCCGCAACCGGTTCGGGTGTCTTCGGCTTGGAAGACAGGCTGACGGAGAGTTTCTTGAACGCATTTACGAACTCAGCTTCCTCGTTTTTCTTCGCGGCAAGCTGTTCTTTCAGAGAGGCATTCTCCTCACGAAGGGACTTCAATTCATCCGCAAGCTGTGCCATCAGAGCCTTGAAGCCTGTGTCTTCTGCGGCAGGCTCTTCTGCGACCTCTTCCTCTGCGGCTTCCTCTTCAGAAGCCTCTTCTTCAGAAGTCTCTTCCTCGGCAGTCTCCTCTTCGGCGACTTCCTCCGGGGTCTCCTCTTCAAGCTTCGTGGTCTCTTCTTTTTCCTCGGCCTGCTCTGTATCAGACATGGCCTTGTCGATTAGCTTTGTGATCTCGGCGATATTGCTTCCGCCTTCCTTGGACAGAAGTTTCGCCAGTTCATTCATCTGCAATTCGCTACCTCCTTTCAGATGAACTCCCATGGAATTGACATCCCCGGCATTGCCGACAATGGCGTAGTCGTAAACAAAAAGACGCTCCACTATGGGAACGCCGAACGGATTCAATTCCTGATTGTCAGTTAAGTCCCAGTTGACATCCATGCTCATCTCCACGGAGAGGCCGACATCAAACTCGGACTGCTCAAGCGCTTTGATGATGGGATGTTCCCGGTTCAGAGGAAGGTTTGTTTCCAGTCTCTGGCGACCATCCTCGATATCCACCACACGCAGGTTCGACTTTGTCCACCGCCCGACCACACGGTCAGGGAACGATGCAAGGTCTGTATGTCCTACGTTGATGGAGCCTTCATAGTCCACGGGCAGTTCGTCATAGAACCGCTCCAGTGTCCCGCGCATGATATAAAAATAAGGAGTGCCATCACTGTATGTGACCATGCCCTCCTGCAGTAGCGGATACCATTCTCCGCTTTCCTGTACGCTCAGTTTCATAGCCGAGTCGTACTGTTCTTTCATGCGCTTGCGGTGTTCATTTCCTTTGTCTCGTCTGTCAATGATATTCATCCGTCCACCACCTCGATTCCGGGGAATGTAACATTCAGCTTGCCGCCGGAGCAGGCACAGCCTTTCTTTGTGGTGTAGGGAATACCGCGACAATCGAGAGCCTCAAGGAGCGACGGGGTGGAACGAAGCGTTACCTTCCAATCTTTCAGGGACTGGATGTACAGTTCGTCATCCGCATAGGCGTCATACCAGTAGCCTGGTTCGAGTTTTACGAACTCAACCTTTTGCTGCGTCTTTTGCGGATTTGCCCACCTTACCAACGTCAGCCTTTGGCTTACGCTTATGAGGTCGTTCAGGCGGTACTTCATCCTTCACCTCCTCGAGTCGTTCCGGTTCTTTAAACTCCTTGGGACCACGCATGAATGCGTACATCTCATCGAAGTTCTTAAAGAACATTGGTCTGTCTCCCATACTCACCTCCATCAGCCGCAGAACGCGTCTGTCGGTTCCTCAACCTCGGAAGTGCTGATAGTGGCAACAGCCTTGACGATGGCGTGGAACGGGATAACCGTGATCTCTGTTCCGGCAGCGTTCGGGACTTTGACATCATGCCCAAGCTGAACCTGATCCCATGCGATCGTGCCGCCAGTGTAGGTTGCAGTATCAGCAAACGTGACGGCGCTTCCGGCAGCCGGAGTAATCTCTACTGTTCTCAGAAATTTGGTCATCGTGTTTCTCCTTTCTTATATAGGTAGTTTTTCTTCAGGTACGGACGGTGCGCCTGAAGAATGTTCCTCTTTCAATGCCTCGAGGATCTCCGTCATGGCTTCCTTGTCCAGTTTATGAGTGAAGTAAGTGATGAAATCCTGGTCACTTACAAGCACACGGTTTGTCAACTCAAGCTTCCCGTTCTTCTTTTCGAATTCGAGGGCAACGACATGCTTCTTGAAGATCTGGCCGCTCGAGAGGTCTCTGATGGCTCTGTATCCCTCGGAGGTCTGGGCCATAACGACCTGCAGCTTCTTTCCGACAACACGGAATCGATTGTCATAAAACCAATCAGTGTTGACGGCTTTGTTCTCGTAGTAGCTTGCGGCTATACTGCCGTCAGGGTTCATCTCGCGGAAACCGAAATCTTTCCTCTGCTCTTTCGGTCCCCGGCCATTCTGGATGTACCCCTGTCCCATCTTTGCCTGATCTTCAAAGGTGACGATGGGTTTGCCGTGGTCCGTTGCGATGACGGACACGTCTTCCTCTCTGTACTTTGCTTCCATTTTCTTTTCTCCTCTCTTAATCTGCTGACTTCATTTCGCCCTTTGCGTTGTATAGAGTCTGGCGCAGGTATGCCACAAACTCATCGATGATGTCCTTGACGTTGTCGTTCTCGGACGCCTTGTTCGCATACGAAAGTTTCTGGATGGTCTGTGCCAGTTTCTCACGGATGTCGTTTTCATCCTGTACCTGCTCAAGGTCGTACTTGTTGAAGTAGATCTTCCCTACACCCAGATATGTCGAAATCATTTTGGAGAACTGCACTGCGTAGTTCTCGCGGGTAGGGATGATCGTGTTCAGCATGGCGTTGTCGATGATCTTTTCAACGGAGACATTGCCGTGCAGTTTACCGACTTCAAGCAGTGTCGGACTCATGCCGAGGATCTGTGCCACGATGACCGTGTCGTTACTGGCCCACTCAAAGAACTCGGTGGACTTGGTCACCCTCGGCAGGTGTTCTATATCCTTATCAAAGGCGTTCGACAGAAGCACGACAGAGTCAGAAGAAGATTCCTTGATGGCTGCAGCCACACGCTTTATCTCCTTCTTGGCATCCTCGTTGCGTTTCTGCTGAGCGCCCATGGAGTTGTTGACGATCTGTGTAGTAGAGATGTCATTCCCGTCCGTGGCATTGAAGCCATCCTTCGGACGCAGGATGATACGTCCCGGGCCGTCATACGTGATGTCGTAGTTCATCCGGTCGTAGACACTTGTCAGCAGGTCTACCCTCTGTCGGTCCCTTGTGAACGGCGAGTAGCCATGCAGATAGCCGGGATTGTTTCGGATGTTCTCGAACTCACTGGGGTCCAGAAGTATCATGTCTTTCTTTCGGAACCATGCACCGATATCGTCATACGTCTGTATTTCTTCCCACTCATCCAGTTTCAGGTCACGGCTGATGGTCTTTCCGTCCTCACGGATGAAGTAGGCTACCACCTCGTCAATACCATCGTGCTTGTTGAGGATGATGCCGTATGTGCCTTTGTGGTAGGCGTAGAGGTTCCCTTCGAACAGACGAAGTCCGCACTCACCACGGGATGCGGCCTGACGGATGACTTCCTTCAGCACTTCGTAGTTGACAGCGCCCAGTTTGTTCTTGCTCTCGAATAGCCACGGGTCAAGGACGGTCTCATCCGTTACCTGGTCTCCGGTCGTAAGTCCGTTACTGAACAGGTAGTTGATGAGACGGTCAAGGACATAGTCCACACCGGGAAGGTCCTTCAGAAGTTCCTCGACATCATCGTCTTCCAGTTCCCGTGTGATCTCCTTGGTCCCAAGGTCACACCCGGTAGTGGGACAGGCAAGCATATCCTCCAGGACTTCCTGATTCACTTCCGCAAGTCGATCCACCTGTGGGCGCCGGACCTTCACCTTATATTTTTTGTTTGCTCTGTAATTTCGCTTTCCCATTGGTTACTCCGTTATAAAGACCGCCTCGTTCAGGCTGTACATGATGAGTGCGTGTATCGACAGCAGTACAGCGTCAAAGGCGTCAGGGGAATGCCCTATGGCGTTCTTGATCTCTATCTTGGGGCGTACCACGATCTTGCCTGATGCTCTGCGGTCACAGGTGACAAAAGGCATCACCTCTTTGACAGCGTCATAGGCTTTCTGCGTGAACACCAGTGACTGGTTCTCTATCAGGTCCTGCAGGTCAAGGTGCATCTCTGCCCTCATGTTGCCTGCGTTGGTGGCGGCATACTGCTTGGCCTTCACACGTTCCTTGGTGGGGCCGCCGCCGAAGTTGACACCGAGTACATTGACACCGCGCTGTGCCAGTGCTTCGATCAGCCATACACCATAGCCTTGGTCAACACAGCAGAAGGAACACTGGTCACGGTGGTAGATGCTGGCGATGTCATCGGCGATCTCGTTACCAGTCACGCCATCCAACCAG